TCATACTGCTTTTTTACCAACAACGATCCACTCTTTGCCGCGGTCATCATTGTATCTGTCAGTCATTTTCATTGTTTTGTGGCCCAATAGTTTCTGAGTGTCTATTCCTTGCTCACGATACAAGCGCTCTGAAAGAGACCTCTGTTCATGGAAAGTCGGTGCTGTTCCTTCTTCCCAGGTAAGACCGCTTTTTTCCCGTGCTTTCTTGAACGTTGAAGTAAGTGTTTTGGCTGACACTTGGTCACCACGACTAGCTTGTGAGGTGCTATGGCGAAAATGAACAAGATATTTACTCACCACAGCATCTCTACATTTTGAAATAACATCACTCAGAGTAATATTTAACGCTTCATTTCTGAGGGAAAGGGGAATGGCTAAACGAGTTCCTGTTTTCTCCTGCTCAATATGCAGCATATCATCCCATACATCCGAAAACTTCATATTGCAAATATCTCCGAGGCGTTGCCCTGTTACAATGGCAAGCAACATTCCACATTGTAAATAAGGTTGTTGTTGTTCGGCGGATGTATAAATAACCTTCCATTCCTCCAGAGATAGCCTTTGTCTGCTTATCTTGTTTCGTGGCTGTTTCGTTGCTTGGGCAGGGTTGTATCCTGGCGGAACGTGACCAGCATGTTGAGCCTCCTTAAAAACATCAATTAGTACCATCCGTACAACTTGAGCCATCCTGTTATGACCCTCTGCCTTAACAGCATCTGTTATTTCGGAAATATCAAGTGCTGTTATATCTTTTAGATATTGCATACCACAATGTTCACGAAAAAGACGGATTGGTTTTGCTTTCTGTCGAAAAGAGTTTGGTCGCAGTTCGTTGAGTTTCAATCTTTCCTCCTGCACCAATTCATATTTGTCGAGCCATGAAGAAACTGTAATATCAGTGCGGTTTCCTTTCATGCGAGCCAGACGCTCGTTAATACCAAGGATCTGCCTGGTGCGCTGCTCTGCAATAATCGTATTTGCTTCACTTGCCACCTGCTTTGCTTCAGCTTCGTCCGTGCCGAGGCTATGAAAACGACCAGAGATAGGGTGTTTGTATTGCCAGTAAACCTTTCCGGTACGTTTATCAAGTTTGCAATATAGGTTTGGAATAGTGATTTTATGGGTACGCGGTCTAGCTGCCATCGCTAATTATCCGTCTCAGTTTTGGGTTAACATGTATTGGAAGTTGAGGTTCAGCAACTACACCTATAAAACGAGCTTCTTTGTCAACCATCCAGCGCCGCCCGACTCTCATCGGTGGTGGTGCTATCATCTGACCTTTAGCGTATTTTTTTAATACTCGCTCGCTAGGGGCTTCACTGCCGAATTCATCTTTCGCCCATTCGAGTAAAGAGACCATACGTGACATTTCTTCTCCATATACCGGCTGCACCCGGTTAACGAACGTTATAAGCACATGACGAGCAACCACCACGGATCCCGTCATTACATCTTCTGCATAGCTGGTGGTCTCGATCATCCTTATCTGTTTCGTAAATCTTCAGTTTGGCAATCACCGTTTTAGATACTGGTAGAATCTGTTTGCGAAGGTTTGCAACTTCATCGGCTAATTCCATAAGACGGCAATGAAGGTCCTTTGCTTCATCCTTATACCAAGCTAAATCATCCCGCATACGCCTCCATCGCCGGCGCTTTAATTTACTTGGCATCAGTCGTCATCCTCATCCTCGTCGTCACCGCAGGATGCGAGCAGTGGATTCATTCTCCGACCTACCTGGCAGGCGTACCCGCGGCGACCGAGGTTGTGCAGCACGCTGCGTCTTCTCCAGTTCCTCTACCAGCGATAACTCGAGTTTTCGCATATGGTCTTTACTACCAATTGCCAGATTTGAAAGATCAGCACGAAGCTGCGCCAGTTCGGGGATATTACTCATGCTGTCACCCATTCAATAATCATGCAGATCCCCCAGGTCACGACGAAAAAAGCGACCCAACCGGCAATTTCGATCACAGCTGCGAACCAGAGCAGGGCGCGCCGGCTGCAATTTTCAGTTTCAAAGTTCATTGCGCCTCCCCAAGCACCCAGCGCAGAGCCTCGGCATATTCGCCGCTGGCATCTTCGAGGGCTTTTGCAATTTCCTTGCGTGATTTGATACGCTGCTTTGCTTCACCGAGTATCTGACGTTGCCGACGGGCTTTTTCGTGGCCTTTGGTACCAGCGGTCGCCAGCTCGATTTCTGCCACTTTTGTCCGCTGTTCTTCAGGTGGGAGCGCACCAAGCTGACGCGCCTGGGTAACGGTGACAGTTCCGGACTCCACTGCATCTCGTACAGCCTGGGTGGCATCCAGCAATGACAGCGTTGCGCGTACGGTCTGGACACTCACGCCAAACATCAGCGCTAAATCGTCCTCGTCGTGGCCGCGCTCCAGCGCATCAGCCATTTTCTTTGCTCGGCCCAGCGGTGTATCTGCCTGGCGGATTTCGTTAGCACTTACCATCGCCTGCGCCATGCGAATGGCGGAGCCACGTTTAGCGACTGCCGGAACCAGTAACGGTTCTTTGCCTTCTTTCGTCAGACGCTTGTTAGCTTCCAGTGTATGGCGCACACGCTGGCGGCCATCAACCACACAAGACAGCCCTGTCTCCGGGTCTTTCCAGACGATAATCGGCTCAAGAACGCCCTGGTCCATGATATTCAGCACCATTGCCTCGCTGATAGGCAGGTGGATGCGCTCATCGTAAAGCGGGTGCGTTTTGTCGATAACCAGGTGCAGTTTTTCAGGTTCAAACGCTAAAACGTTCGTTTTGCCGCTGGCGCCGTATACAACCTTTGAGTCTTTAGCCATGGTTATTAACCCCATTCAGGCCTGCCAACACTGCAGCCTGTGCTGTGTTTTGGTCCATTGCTTCGGTAAGGGCGATGAACGTTACATCCAGCCGTGAAGCGATATTGCGCATTAACTCTGCTTTTTCCGGTGGTAGATCGGGTGCCGCAGCGTAAGCTGCAGCGACCAGTTCTTTAACTTTCATATGTGCCATTAGCGCCGCTCCATCAGCTGGTGGAAGCGGTTCATGAACATCCCGTAGGCCTGGCCTGGGCGAACCGGATTAATAACGAATTGATCCGTCGGAATAATGCCTTCGAGCATGGGCCAGACAGTGCCGTAGTCGATCTCAAAATCACGACGTTCGCTGGCCAACATCACCAGGTCGGCATATTTAACGGTCGAGTGCTGCTCAGCCGGCAGGCCGAATTTCTGACGTATTGCAGAATCAACCCGAATCTCCATTGCGCAATAGTCAGGTAAGAGGTGCTTAAGCGGAGCCGGAATATCCTGCAGGTAAGCCTCGGCAGCATCGTGGAGAAGTGCCTCAAGTGCGAACTCCTGCGGTACGAGCAGGCTGGATAAAACGCTGTGCTGTCCAACGCTGTAGAACTCTGGCAGGTGGCCGGCAAATCGGCAGATATGCGAGAGGGCGGTGGCAATATCCTCGATCTCGATCGCGTCTTGATGGATATCGAGATAACTAAACTGTTTTCCTGAAAGGGTTTGTATAAAGCTCATTTTTTCTCCATAACCAAATATCGCTTGGGTTGTTGCGTTTATTTGTGAATGCGGTATAATCCCTGCACGGATCATTCCAAATCAACTCTGGTTGTTTGGCGTGAATTTGCTCTCTATTTCAGTAGCTGCATTAGCGTTGGTAGCCGATATTGTGACTATCTATCCATTTATCGCATTAGGAGAAACCGCTATGACTGCAACTGTTGTCACTGAAATCTTTGTATTAGTAACTTGCGGGTGTGCGTTGCGGGCTGCAAACCTGATGCAAAGCTGAATTTGAGACTAGTTTCTGCCATCCGAACCATACTCTTCGATGAGATGAGTAGCTCATGCCCGCACCAATTCAAGAACCTCGCCTTTGGCGGGGTTTTTTGTTATGGCGTTATTGTGATGTTTCCATCTGCTAACTTAATCAAAGCTGGTGGTTATCCCCGCTGCTGCGGGGATTAAAGACTGCGCGATCATGCTTGATCTATCAGGCTTTGAAATTACCGATAAAGGTATCTACCGGCTTGTTATCGAACTGAGCGACCAACAAATCGCGGAATTCGTTAGCCATTTCTTCTTCCCGTGCTTCGAGTTGAACAATCCGCAGCACAAATATTGGTTCGCCACTTTTAAGTAGGCTGTTACGAAGAATAAAGCGGCGCTCGCCAAGGCCTTCGTAAGGGATGCACTTAAATTCGAACGCGACCGGCATTACATCTTTGCTACTCGCTTCAACACTTTGCATCAGCGATTTTTTACCGGCGAAATCACTATCTTCGTGTTCGGCCTGATTAGTCTGCTGGATAGTCACACGACGAACAGCCTGTGCCGCTTTGGAGATATCCATGGTTGTCCCTTCAGTATCGAAAGCGAGCAATAAATCGCTCCAATCTTCGAGCCATTCGGCAATTTGTTTCTGGCTCAAGCGATCGCCATTGACTGCGAGCAAGGCCCGGAAAGGTGCTGTTTTTTTTAGGCGGATTGACGCTACGTTGTCTGCATGCCCAGGTTCGTCTAGGGAACCGATGTTAAACACTGCACGGGCTGACATGCTCTCTGCGTCGATGAAACAGCGGGCTGGAGTATCAATAACAGCATAGCCAACTGAATAACGAACGAAATCGGCAATGCTGGTTGTTTCCAGGGTTCCACGGAAGCGGAAACGGTTGAGGTTAAAGCGCTCCAGGCTTTCGATACCATACCCGGACGGCAACATAACCGTGGGGCATATGGTAGTTTTCAGATCCTGCGTGTGGACCGCAGCAAGAGTTAGCTCCTGAATTTTCTCGATAGCGTCGCCGTTTAATTGTGACATAGGTTTTCCTTAAAGATTTACGGTTAAAGAACAGGTCGGTCGCGGCTTATTTAGCCGCCCGTAGCTTTCCATCAGGATCGCCAGCGAGGTTAAACAGGTTGCCCTGATCTTCCTGCAGGATCGTGAGCTTCCCACCTTTGTTAACCCACATTGGTGTTTCGGTGGTGTCCTCTTCGGACGCTTTGCCGCGTGGGGTAGGAGTGCTGTAATTCAGGCGATGCTTGATCTTGACACGCTTCTCTTCAACAGAGTTACCCATACGTTCAAAATCAAAGGTGAGGACTACCTTGCCTTTGTTGCCGTTGTTAAGAACACCGAGCGCGGTGGTATTGAGCGCCGCCGCAATCTTGTTCATGAATACGCCGGCGTCAAGTTCACTCAGGAAATCGGGCACGACTGTCATGCGATCATTACTCATGGTTTTTACCCTCATGAAAGGCGGCTGCAACCGCCGGATTTTCTCCATACACAACACAGAAGAGCATCTGCGGTTGACAGCCGCCCGGGTGGATTGGGTTATGAGCCCGTCGCCCGGTGATGCTCTTGTGTCTTGTGTAAAAAGGGCGGTACCAGAAACAAAGGGAAACTGGCACCGCCAAAACTTCACACAGCTTTCGTTACAGGTACTACGGGTTACCACGCTGGCTACGTGATGGGGTTGTGACACCAGGTCGCTAATCTGCTTACTTCCCGTCGCTCTGTTTTGGTATTGGCAACCAGCTGCTGTTACTCAGTCGATTCCCGGGTCTTTGCGTCGACCGGCGCTGCAGTACGCTTGTACACGTCACAACGGAGAGAGCACTGGGTTCCGATTCTTCTACGAGCAGCGCTGACTTACTCGCTTCTTCGTCGGGACGATAACTGTCAGCTTTCGGAGTTACCGCCAATGCTCTCACCTGTTGTGTCCCGGACTCTTCCCGGGCGTCACACCTTTTCGCCGCGCTGGTGGGGCGCACGTCGTGCCTGAAACACTTAGCTTGCACATTCTTCCGGAATTCCTGAGAGCGCATGGATAAAGGTAACTCTCAGGCGGCTAACGCTGCATGTGCCATACAGCGGTTGCGAATATTGCCGTTCACAACTGGAAGCGCACTCCTTCAGTTACAAACCAGTCCCCACGACGGATGAAGATGGAATGCGCTTTCATGTTGTGTGCCTGCTTTTATCCACATCAGGCGAGGTGGATCCTGGTTATTCCCCAACAACAAGGATTCGGGTAATCTGGATATCCCCAACAACAAATGGAGTTTCGATAATGAGCTATGACTACGAAGAGCGGCATATGCCTCCGTTTAAGAGGCCTGAGCCCCCTCCGAAACCTGATGATTCAGACTGAGGTGTGAAATGACCCGCGACGATATGATTTTTGATGTGAACTACTCATTTCATTTAGAGAAACTGTATTTCACTGTTCTTACTAGAATTGACAAAGCAATCACTATGCTATTAATCGTCTTGGGTTTTTCTGTTTTTGCACCTTTCATGAATTTATTTTTATTCGGTGTATCCGTTGCTTTTTTATCTGTTATTCAACTGGTCTATCAATTTGGACAGGCAGCTGGTCTTTCTAAAGAGCAGATGAGGCAATATAGAAGACTACTCGTAGAGCTAAGCTCTCTAACAGATGAAGAGTTGCGAGAAAAATACATAAAAATTCAAGATGCCGATAGCATTCCGTGGCAGTCATTGCAAGAAGCTGCTTTTAAGCGAACCTGTATTTCTTTAGGAAGAAATTGCGAGATTAACTTATCCTTGAGAAAACGTGTTATTGCATGGATTGCCGGGGATATGCCCTGACTTTAAGGACTAGACATGAGCTCCCCTATCATCCCAAACCACGCACCTCCGTTCCCTAGGCCTCCTGCGCCTCAGCCAAAACCGAAGTAATTTGTTATGGTTGATATCCAGATTGTTAAAGAGCAAAGCGTCCGATGGGCGCTTTTTTCATACCTGCGAATCATCCCGGTCTTCGTATGCCCCGGGCGGCTACTTCGTGGGCGTTCTGCCTGTCCGCTGTTTCTGTTAGGTACATTATGTACCCACAGGGTACATTGTCAAGTATAAAAAAACCTGCCGGAGCAGGTTAAGTCATGCTGGTGAGGCTCTTATAAGTTATCTTCTTGGTTTTCCAGAAAAAATAACGGTGCCGATAATCGAACAATTGCCATTGATTTTGATATAAGGCTCTGGCCAGTTTGTGTTCAGAGCTTTTAGGTAACGTTGTCCCGCATCCTCAATCAGGCGTTTGAAAGTAGTCTCTCCAGAATCATGCATTAACGCAATTACATCGTCACCGTGCGCTGCTGGTACTTCTGGATCCACAAAAATCATATCGCCAGGTCGGTATTCATCGATCATCGAGTCGCCAATAACGCGAAGAATATAAGTCATGGGCCCACATGGTACAGGGCATGGATAGTTTTCTGTACTATTCAAGTCCACCTCAGCATAGCCAAATTCGGTCCATGCTCCAGCCTGTACCCAGGATATAACCGGAACCATAATAAAATTTCTATTCGTATCTGAAACATCCGGTGATTTAGCAACATTAGTGGTTTGATGTTCCTGATCTAACCAACCCATAGGCAAGTCAAAACACTTTTCGATGTGCCGGGCCATAGCATCACCAATGTTCTTAGTTGCACCATCACCCATAAACCGGCTGGTTTGGGTAGGCTCGCGATCAATCATGTTGGCGAAGTAGATATTTCCACCAACACCATCTCTCAATTTTCTGGCGTTTAACCGCCTGATTTCCTGGATTGTTTTCATATTGAAATTTAACCGCGTGTACCTCAAAGGTACAAGTACCTTGAAGGTTCATTTCTTTCGTGTAATATGTACACAAGAGGTACATATATGAAAGAGTTTTGGGATTCATTGACCAAAGAGCAACAAAGCACATTAGCGGCAAGCGTTGGTTCTACAACCGGTTATCTGCGTTTAGTTTTTAACGGTTACAAAAAGGCCGGCTTTAATCTGGCCAAAAAGCTGGAAAACATCACATCAGGCCAGATCACTAAGTTTGACCTTCGGCCAGATATCTATTCCAAACAATAACATGTGGTTTCACCTGAAATAACCACAGAGATAAGGGGTAAGCCGTGGGTGTCAAGTCAGCGCAGGAAACGATTAAGAAGCAACCTTACATCAGTGCAGGTGATTTATCTCCAGAGGAGTTAAGACTCTGGCTGAACCGTGTTGCAGATTCAGCCGGTGTAAAAACCGATGGCATGTTTGAGATCGTAAGCAGTCTGCGCCTGCTGGCGGATGAACTGAAAAAGCCGCTGGAAACCATCCAGGTAAAGATTACTTACCTTTCAAGCCCGGAAATAATTCGTTCGGAAGATCATTCCAACTCAACTCAGGAAGACCTTCGCCTACTTCGTGAGATTCAGCAATCAGTTCACGATTTCCGTCAATCCATTGATTCATTGACTCTTCAGATTTCAGAAACCCGTCGCTGGCCGCTACCTGTTGACTGGCTAAACACGGACCCAGGAGTTTCAGAGCAAGAGAAGCGGGAATATTTTCAAGGGATAAAAACACAACCCCAGAGTGGGCATGAAGCAAATGAATGATCGCTTCCCGGCTGTTCAGGTTGAGTTCTGGATTTTCAATTTTGTACTGGCGGGTGACCGCATAAAGTCTGGTGAGTTGAATCGAACGGGCGGCAATCAGGTTCTGTAGCCAATACCCGACTTCCTCCCGATAGGTATTCGCATAACTCGCCATGAGGGAATTTTTAATTGAAACGTACGCAGATTGCAAAGTCATGTTGAACCTCCTTCGGTTCTTAGTCGTGGAAAACCAAGAATATCCGAAGGAAGGTTCGGCACCAACAGAGGTATTGAACAATGAATGAACCTGGATGGAAAGTGGATAAGCAGCCGGCATGGCTGGTGGCCTCTATAAAAAAAACGATCACTGATTTGGACGGTGGTTACGTGGAAGCAGCGGAGTGGTTGGGCGTTACTGAAAATGCATTGTTTAACCGTTTACGCGCCGATGGTGATCAGATTTTTCCTCTCGGCTGGGCAATGGTCCTGCAGCGTGCTGGTGGCTCAAACCACATTGCCAATGCGATAGCACGCCATTCGAACGGGGTATTCGTGCCACTGGCCGATATCGAGGAAGTTGACAACGCCGATATTAACCAGCGCCTGATGGAGTCGATCGAGTGGATAGGAAAACACTCGCAGTATCTACGCAAAGCCACTGCTGACGGTGTTATTGACCAGGCCGAACGTGAGCAGATCGAGGAGAACAGTTACCAGGTCATGGCGAAATGGCAGGAGCATTTAACGTTACTTTTCCGTGTCTTTTGTCAGCCAGAAAAGAGTGACGCCCGCGAGTGTGCAGCTCCGGGCGTCGTGGCAGATAAATCAACGTGTATGGAGAAATAATCCGCATGAGCAATTTAATCGTAAATCTCAGGTTACCGCAACTACGTATGCGTCCGGTGACGGGTGCTGCGCTGTTTCGGTATGAACGCATGGTATGCGGTAAATGGGTTTCATGTAACCACAGCCGGGCAACGGCGATTGTGGGGGTCTTTAACCGGAGGGTAAAAGCGTTATGCGCGAAGTTAACCGAAAGTTCAGAGACCACTATGGCAAGCCCGTCAGAGTCATACGGTGGGAACGTGAGACCAATCGCGTCATTTACCTCAGGGAAGGCTATCCGCACGAGTGTTTTAGCCCACTCGATCAGTTTCAACGAAAATTCAGGGAAGTAGAGGGCAGCCATGAGCAGTAAATTACACGGTCTGGTATGGGAAGCCTGTGCTTTCAAAGGCCTGATCATATCTGAAATAGCGGTCATGGCCCGCCTGGCTGACTTCAGCAACGATGAAGGAATATCGTGGCCTGCTGTGACAACTATTCAGCGACAGATCGGGGCAAAGAGCGAGAACACTGTTCGAAGCGCCATTAAAAAACTTCAGGCGAAAGGGTGGCTGAAGAAGCAGGAGCGTCGCGTAGGCGGCAAGAATAATTCGAACGTCTACAAACTCAACGTCGATATGCTGGAACGTGCAGCAGCTGAAGCAAAACTCTTCTACGCAACCCCGCGTGAACAATCAAAATTTGATGCCTCAGAAATTGAGGGTTCAAAATTTGAGGGGTCAAATTCTGATGCCTCAAATAATGGGTCTGCATCCCCTCAAATATTGCGGGGGGACCCCTCAATGGTTGAAGGCGATCCGTCATTAGATCCGTCATTAGATCCGTCATCTAAAAAACCTTCTTGTCGGGCTCCTGCGGAACCCGACGATAAGCCGGATCCTGAAGTGGTAATCACTGACTATGCGATCGAAGTTCTGACGCATCTGAATCAGGTCAGTGGCTCCCGGTTTCAGAAGTCAAAAACTTCCCTCGAAAACATTCGGGCACGTCTACGTGAGGGGCATACGGTTCCAGATCTGAAACTCGTTATCGACGTTAAGCATGAGCACTGGCATGGCAACGACGAGCAATACCAGTACATGCGCCCCGAGACGCTTTTTGGTCCTAAAAAATTCGAAGGCTATCTGCAGAGCGCTATCCGCTGGGATGCCAAAGGGCGACCACCACGGGAATGCTGGGACAGAAGTAAGCCGCGGGATATCAACCAAATTGGTGCAGTGCAAACGACCATACCGAAGGGGTTTCGTGGATGAACATTACTCAAATGGCCTTTGAATTCATTGCTAAAAAACCAGATCAGAAAATGCGCGATATCATTGCCGCCTTTCCTGACTGCAAACCTGTTTCTGTGAAAAGTGCCGTATATCGCCTGTACACAGAAGGGCGCCTGGAGACCAAAGCAACCTCATGCGGTTTTATTTATCGAGTCATCAATGATGCATCCTGCTGCGATGACCTACAGGACGACTTTAAGTCCAGAGGCAACCTTGAACAGGAAAAAGCCGCAAAAAAACTCGAAGAACGCAGCCTGTATCGCCGGGCCGCTACTGTATGGCACCAGCTCAGTACCTCAAGCTGCAGCCAAAAAACTCTTGAGTATTACATTCGTCAGAAAAATGCCTGCCTCCGGAAAGCACGCATGGGGAAATCACACACTGAGTGTCTCTTAGCCGGGAATTACTGCGGAGGTGATCTGTGCATCGACTGAACACGATCAGCGAAGGCGAAATGCTGGTGGATGAGGCCGAACTCTCAATCACCAGAAGCCAGTACTGTGATGCTCTGGATGCATTACGTGCTGCACCTGCCCACTATCTCAAGGAGGTGGGCGATCAGTGGAGAACGCCCGATCTGTTGTTCTGGGGGGTTAACGCTATGTATGGCCCACTGGTGCTGGACCTCTTTGCAGACGAAAGCAACGCAAAATGCCCTGCGTGGTACTCAGCAGAAGATAATGCCCTGACGCAGGACTGGGCGGGGCGACTGATAGAACTCGGCGGCGCGGCATTTGGAAATCCGCCGTATGGCCGTTCTCAGTATCACGAAAAGCAGGTGATCACAGGCATGACCCACATCATGAGTTATGCATCCGCTCAGCGTGAAAAGGGTGGTCGTTATGTCTTTCTGGTGAAGTCAGCGACGAGTGAGACGTGGTGGCCAGAAGATGCGGATCATGTATGTTTTATCCGCGGTCGCATCGGTTTCGATCTGCCTACCTGGTTTAAGCCGGCGGACGATAAGCAGAAGCCGACCAGCGCCTTCTTTGCCGGGGCGATTGTTGTATTCGATAAGTCCTGGCGAGGTGAGCGCTTTAGCTATATCGATCGTGTGGCTCTTGAAGCGAAGGGGCGCGCGAGTATGGCCCTTGCCCAGTACGCCGTGGGTAAACAGGCAACAGCTCCAGTAATGGATCAGCCTCAGACAGAGCAAGATGAAACTGAAATCCCGCTTCTTCAGGACGAAATCCTCGCAAAAAGCGGCATACGATCCTGGGCCTGCGTGGTTGCGGCTTTTGGAGATAAAGCCGAGTACACCTTTGCCGAGTCGAAGTATGGTCATACCTAGGCGGCTGATTCAGTGGATAAACCGGAGTTTACGCCGGTTAACTCTGAAACGATCGCCACAGCTCAATCCCTGATCATCAAACAGACAGCGAAACAAGCGCTGGTGGGCTGGCTTAACGGAGTTGATCTCGGATCCACAACTGCACGTGAAGAAGCCATAGAACGCATGAACTCGGTGTATGCAGAGTTTGTCGACACATGCTCTGTAACTGAGTTCATCGATATTGTCAGCAGTCTGGATAAAACGAGCTGGTTCAACAGCAGACTGATCCGCACTCATGTTCGGGAAGCTCTCTCAGTTGCTAAACAGGCCTTACCCGAAAGCCGGATATGGCCACTGGAAGTAGGCTTGGTGTTTGAGCGAGTCGAAGGCGTGCACCATCTTAACGAGTCTCAGCAAAACAAACTGAAAGCACACATCAATCAGCTGTGGCTTGAGCGTACGCCCAGTACCGAAATCATAACTATTGCCAGCGGGCTGGTCAGCAGCATGCAGGGGGTTAGCCATGCGTGAAATTATCGTTGATAACTTTGCCGGAGGCGGCGGCGCTTCTACCGGGATTGAGATGGCTATTGGGCGTAGTGTCGATATTGCCATTAACCATGACGAAAATGCTGTGGCCATGCACCGGACGAATCACCCTGACACGCTTCATTATTGTGAGAACGTGTTTGACGTTGATCCTTTAGCCGCGACTGGCGGAAAGGCAGTCGGTTTTGCATGGTTCAGTCCAGATTGTACCCACTATTCAAAGGCGCGAGGCAGTAAACCTGTAAAACGTGAGATTCGCGGGCTGGCTTGGGTATCTGTTCGCTGGGCACTGGATGTTCGCCCTCGTGTAATGGCTCTCGAAAATGTTGAAGAGTTTAAAACGTGGGGCCCACTGCTTTCTTGTGAGATGCGTCCTGATCCTGAGCGTTCGGGGGAAACATTCCGGGCATTTGTTGGAATGCTATCCACTGGAATACCTGATGATCACCCGGCGCTGTTCGAATGTTGCGAATTTCTAGGCATATCGCCGGCTAGCAAACAAGCTAAACGGCTGATTGCTGGCCTCGGGTATAAGGTCGAATATCGCGAACTTCGTGCCAGTGATTATGGTGCGCCTACGATCCGCAAGCGATTCTTTATGTTGATGCGTTGCGACGATAAACCCATTGTCTGGCCTGAGGCTTCGCATGGTGACCCTAAATCGACCGCGGTGCTGACAGGTAAACTGGCGGCATGGAGGACAGCTGCTGAATGCATCGACTGGTCCATTCCTACACCATCGATATTTGACCGCAAAAAGCCTCTTGCAGTTAACACGTTGAAGCGTATAGCTCGGGGTATCCAGAGATTTGTGGTCGATAGCGATAACCCATTCATCGTGAAATGCAACCACACCACGACGCGCGGTAAATATGATTGTTTCCGTGGACAGGCGTTGTATTCGCCGATACAGACAATTACCAAAACCCACGGCTACGCGCTGGCTATACCTACTCTGGCACCGTTTATGGCTGGAAGTGGTGGTAGCCAGTACCAGGCGAAACCGCGTCCACTCAACAAACCAGCGCATACCATCCTTAAGCAATCTCGAGCATGCATAGTTGCGCCGGTGATCGCGCGCCAGTTCGGCGGCAGTATCGGCCACCGGGCAGATGAGCCCAGCGCTACGATTACCGCTGGTGGTGGGGGTAAGTCTCAGTTAGCCATGGCCACGCTTATTCAGATGGGGTATGGCGAACGGGTGGGGCAATCGCCGCGGGTTCTCAATCTTGGTAAACCGTTGGGTACTGTTACAGCTGGGGGCAATAAGTTTGCCGTAACAACTGCGTTCCTGGCGAAACACTATGGCGGGAACTACACCGGTCCGGGCGTTGCGCTTGATGAGCCAGCTCACTCAGTTACTACCGTTGATCATCATGCTCTTGTGGCATCGCACCTGGTAAAACTGCGTGGTACCTGCCGTGATGGTCAGCGTACCGATGAACCGATGCCGACAATCACCGCTGGAGGTCAGCATGTGGGAGAGGTTAGCGCGCTGTTGGCAGCTAATGATTACGACGAGCGGCGTGCGGATCAAGTTAAAGAGTTCCTCAATTCTTTTGGCGTCAGCGAACTGGTGACGATTAAGGGCATCGTTTACCGCATTGTTGACATCGGAATGCGCATGCTGCAGCCACATGAACTTTACCGCGCTCAAGGATTCCCGGACTGGTACATCATCGACCGGGACTACCGCGGCGTGAAGTATTCGAAGGAAAAACAAGTTGCGCGCTGCGGAAATGCCGTTCCGCCCCCGTTCGCTGAGGCGCTGGTTAGGGCCAATCTGCCGGAAATGTGCATTAACAAACAGGAGCGAGCCGCGTGATGAAGTTAACTCTCAGGCAGCAGGAGGTTCTGAACCTCCTGATCGACTACCAGCGTAAGCATGGTTTCCCGCCTACTACCTACGAACTGACCGGCATGCTGGGGTGCCGGTCCCCCAATGCGGCAGCAACCCACCTGAAGGCACTGGAGAGAAAAGGGGCCATCACAATCACCCGCGGGGTATCCCGCGGTATCAGCATCACTCCTTCGGTTTCCCGAAAGGAGCTGGTCGTTAACCTCAACAGCATCGTGAAAGTGAAACTTAATGAAGTTTCCCTCAGTCATTTGGAAAAACAACACGAAGAGAACCGTATACGTTATCCGGGGATATTCGGCGAGTTTGTACCGTTGGCGACAGACGAAAATGGCTACTCGTCAATGACCCTATGGCGCCTTATGTCTGACCTGGGACAGCTTTGCTATTGCGGAGGGGAGGTTCCCTTTGAGCTCAAGTTGATTTTGGAGGATGAATGAAATTTATTCTTCCGTTCCCGCCCAGCGTCAATACCTACTGGCGATCCCCAAATAAGGGGCCCGCAAAAGGTAAACACCTCGTCAGCGCTGCAGGCCGAAAATTCAAACATGCAGTACGGTCAGCGGTCATTGAGCAACTGCGTGCAATTCCAAAACCTTCAACCGCGCCAGCAGCCGTAGAAATTTTACTTTTCCCGCCGGACTACCGCCGGCGCGATTTGGACAATTACAACAAATCTCTGCTCGATTCTTTGACCTATGCCGGGATCTGGGAGGATGACAACCAGGTCAAGCGCATGGTTGTTGAATGGGGTGAAAATGTTAAGGGGGGGCGGGTAGAAATCACTATATCAGCGTATAAAAAAATGCTGGATGTTTGTTCAGTGGTAGGTTGAAGACTATGCAATCAGGCATTAATCTCAAGGTGTGTAAACGAACCGGGCGTGCAGGCCCGATCGTCACGTTAAAGTGTATGGAGATAAGTATGGCTAACCACGTTATGGGCTATGGTGCGCCCAAAAACCACTCTCATTTGGCGATTGAAGGTATTTTCGTTCGCCGGGATGCGGCAGGTCGATTTTGTTTAAATGACTTTCAGCGCGCAGCTGGTGGAGAAGAACGTCATAATCCTAACCGCTGGCTTCGGTCCGAGAGGGCAGCTCAGTTGATTGCTGAGCTAACGCCAGATATGGCGTTTGCTCCTGTCGATGTTGTGAGAGGAGGGATCAACCCTGGGACATACGCCTGCAAGGAATTGGTGTATGCCTATGCTATGTGGATTAGCGCCGCCTTCAATCTGAAAGTCATCAGAACGTTTGATGCGGTGCAAAATACTATGACAACGCTGACCTCCGATCGTATTCAGGCTGGTGTCATTTTGCTGGAGTCAGCATCCCGAACATTAAACCTCTCCAATTCTTCCAAACTTGGTGCTTACCAGAAATTGCAACAGGCGGCCGGGCTTCCAGATTTAATGCCTGCTTATGCGATTGATGCTCCAGCCGGCGCCATGGATGGATCCAGTCGGCCCACACTCTCGCTTAGTGCTCTGCTTAAAACCCATGGGATACGGCTAACTGCAAACCAGGCATATCACTTAATGGCTCGTGCCGGGATCGTGGATAAGAAGGAACGGCAAAGCCTGAGCGGATTAAACGGAGTAAAAAAATTCTGGTCTGTAACAGCCAAAGGCTGCCTTTACGGGAAAAATATCACCAGCCCTGCGAATCCCCGGGAGACTCAGCCACATTTTTTTGAATCAAAATTTCCCGAGCTTCTGAGACTGCTCGGCATTGTCACGCAGTAGGGGATGATCTTGCGCGGATTACTAACACCAGAGATTGTGCCCCGCCTCGGCGTAGTGCTCTTTAAACCGGGAAAGGATCTGATGAGCCTCTTTGCTCAGGGGCGCGTTCTAATAACTCCTCAGCCCGAGTACATGGCCGGTTTTCCGACGGGGAAAGTGCCTGACGCTCGCCAGCCGTTATCCGTAGATCGCAGCCTTATTCCTTTCTTTACCGATTCACGTGTCGTCACAGCTGCGGGAGGTATTGAGGGGCTGGAGCGATGGCTTAGCCTGGGTGTCAGACAATGCCAGAATCATGATGAGGGATATCACCACATCGAAACAGTCATCTTAAGGCAAGATCCAGGCTCCGTTTTATTATGCTGGCATTGCGACAATAAGCTTCGAGATGAGCCGGATCCGGCGATCAAGGAAATAGCAAGCCGTAATGTTATCGACTGGGTCATCGATATGGTCCTGCTTTCGCTTGGATGCACCCGGGAAAGGACATTATCCCTGGCAGAGTTGTGCTGGTGGGCTGTTCAGTCTGGGATTTCTGATGCGATAACGGAGGCTATGGCTGAAAAGGCCTTGCGGATAGCTCCAGAGCCGCACCGTTCGGTATACAGGGACAGCGACATCATCCCAGCAATACCCGCGGCCGACATACTTAAAAGACGTCTGGATAAGAGGAAAAGCCATGTCATAACAAGGGATCTGGAGACGGGTGATCAGGGTGCTGAGAATTCTATTCTACGGTTGGGCGTGGATCCGGAATGCCCTGAAGCATTTATGTTGCGACCGAAGCGCCGGCGCTGGATTTGCCCTGTATACACCCAGTGGGTAAAAACACAGGAATGTGCCTGCTGTAGGCAACCAGCTGACGATCCACACCATATAATAGGGCATGGTATGGGAGGAACAGCAACCAAAGCCCATGACCTGTTCGTGATACCGCTGTGCAGAGCGCATCACGATGAACTACATGCCAACCTCATCGCATTTGAAGAGAAGTATGGTTCGCAGCTGGAGCTGCTAATCCGTTTTCTTGATCGTGCGCTTGGCATTGGCGTCATTTTTAAAGAATAAGTGTATGGAGTGATTAGCATGAAACTTGAATCATTACCGAAATTTTATTCCCCAAAGTCACCAAAGCTTAATGATGAAACACCGGACACTGGTGGAACTTCTCTAACGATTACTGATGTTATGGCTGCGCAAGCTATGGCGTCTGTCCAGGCTCGATTTGGCTTCAATTTGTTTCTCGCAAAAATGGGTATTCAGGATCCAGAGCCGGCTATCGAGCAACTAACAAGTTACGCGATGACGTTAAAAAACCCTGTAATGTCCAAACTTTCCGAAAGTATTCGTATTGACATGGCTTCTTGCTTAGCAACTTTTGCATTCAATGATTATGCGCGATCAGCTGCTAGCAAGAGTACGTGCCCACAATGTAATGGGCAGCGAGTCATTCGGGAGGTAAAGGACGTTGTTAAACACCCGGGAGTGAAAGGCATCCCACCTACGATTAAACGTGAAGAGGTTGAATCAACATGCAGTCATTGCGCGGGAAAGGGCTGGATCAGTACAGCGTGCAGGGACTGCCGTGGACGCGGCCTAGTACTCGATAAAAAACGTACTGAGTTGCATAAAGTCCCTGTACAAAAATTATGTGGTCGGTGTAATGGAAAGGGTTACAGACGTTTGCCTACGACACTGGTAAAAGATCGAGTAATACGCCTAGTGCCTAATATGACCAATTATCAGTGGTACAGCGGTTACGCTGAGGTGATCAATATTCTCGTAACAAAATGCTGGCAGGAGGAAACATACGCTGAAATGCAACTGAGAAAAATGACAAAAGAATAGTTAAAAAGCCACGTAAGTGGCTTTAATCTATCGCTTTTATATTGAAATCAATCTTTCGAAAAGAGCCTGCTGTACAGACTGCCTTTGACCAAAAATGGCGTGGGCAGTGATTTCTTCTGACTCTACATCGTAGGAATAAAGGACACGATAACCATCCTTGGTGATGCATTCACGATAGCGGTCACAGCCTAACTGAAGTAAGTCGGATGAAATCTGACATCCTTCAGGGAAGACATCAACTTTCATTTCAAATGCTTGAATTTGTTTAGAAAGGATATCTTTTGGATTTTCCATTGTGGAGGATAAAAAATCCAAGATGTTACGGGCAGTCATTTTGAAGGTTTCGGTGTAGATAACACCATTTTGTGAAGATTTGCTGTTAGGCATGTGCCCTCCCAGTTATTGCAAGTATTATAGACTTGCCATTAACTGGTCACGACTGTACGTGCGTCCCTCGCTTTTATCTTTTTCAGAGAGAGTTAAAAGTTTTAGTAATGCAATAGCATTATCCCTTTTCGTTCGCTCTTCATAAGATTCTACAACATAAGCGGGCACACCGTTTTGTGTGACCAGTAATGGCTCTGATAGATCAAGCATCGCGGCATGCTTTTTTAAGTAACTGATAGTTTCGACTTTCATAGTCTTTCCTCTTATTAACCTTTTATTTAACGAAGTACCTCTTTAGAGAGAGTTGGTATCACTCCGTGTTGACGCAAAGTGGTCAACAAAACATCGGCACTTAAGCCGCTTTTTTTCACTACATCAAATTGTGACCCCACACCCGCATGGGGGTAACCCGAAGGTTAGTCTTAATTTAGACTTTATTTGGACCTTTGTCAAGCCTTATCACTCTTTGATCTTGGTTTCAATAAAAATTTATAAGTTGAAGCTTTCAAAATTACAGGGTAGTATTTCATTAACGATGGGCCTTGTATGTTCACCGTTGATTAACCCGCCAATGTGCGGGTTTTTTTATGGGCAGAAGTCAGGTAATTCCGCTTCTTTTTCAATTACTTCTTGCTGGCATTGCTGACCAGAGCTATCTGTGTGTCACGCCAAATGAAAGGGTAAAAGACATGGTAAATCAGCAAGATATGACAGAAACAGCCAAAGCGGTTTTGAATGCCTTAAGCGACAAGCCTGCAAAGGATTGCACAGAATACGCATCTGACGCGCGAACGTTGCCAGTTAATACTGACGCAGCTTGTGATGGCGGGGTTATCTGATTACCAGTTTGGGTGTTACAAGCGCCTCCAGTAACGGAGGTTTCCTGCTGTGAAAATGGGCGGCTGGTGGGTGTTGTAGCACCCGGCCAGCCATTCGCTCATGTAGAAGGTCACAAGCGAACCATGGCCCACTGCTTTAGCGCAAAAGCATAGTGAGCCTACCAGAGTTACGCTTACTGATCTATGAAAAACACTGTAAAAATATCCAGTATTGAGTTAGTGAATGCTGACTGCCTGCAATATCTTCCATCGCTACCTGATAACTCTATCGACCTGATCGTTACGGACCCGCCTTACTTTAAGGTAAAACCGAACGGCTGGGATAATCAGTGGAAAGGGGACGAGGATTACTTACATTGGCTGGATAGATGTTTGTCCGAGTTCTGGCGGGTATTAAAACCCTCCGGCAGTATGTACTTGTTCTGCGGGCACCGTTTAGCCTCCGATATTGAAATACTGGTTAGAGAGCGTTTTAACCTGCTCAACCATATCATCTGGGCCAAACCATCAGGCCGCTGGAATGGATGCAATAAAGAAAGTCTGCGTTCATATTTCCCGGCTACTGAGCGGATCATTTTTGCTGATCATTATCAGGGACCATACAGGCCAAAGGACGATGGATACGCCGCGAAATGTAATGAGCTAAAGCAGCATGTCATGACTCCATTAATTTCATATTTCCGTGATGCGAGAGAGTCTCTGGGGGTAACCTCTGCTCAAATTGCTGCTGCAACGGGAAAGAAAAATATGGTTTCCCACTGGTTTGGTCTTAGCCAGTGGCAGTTGCCGAGCGAATCCGACTATTTGAAGCTCCAGGCATTGTTCCAGCAAATTGCTGGTGGCAAGCATGCTCGCAATGAGCTGGAGAGGCCTCACCACCAGCTGGTGGCAACATGGCAATCACTTAACGGGAAATACGCAGAACTCCAGCAGGAGTATCAGCGTCTACGTAGACCATTCGGCGTTTCTGTCACGGTGCCATATACCGACGTCTGGACCCATAAGCCGGTTCAGTTCTACCCGGGGAAGCACCCATGTGAAAAGCCCGCCGATATGTTGCAGCAGATCATTACTGCCAGCAGCCGGCCAGGTGATGTGGTGGCGGATTTCTTCTTCGGATCTGGCTCAACTCTTAAGCAGGCCGCTTTGCTCGGTCGGAATGGTATCGGTGTTGAGCTTGAGAAGGAGCGATTTGATCAGACGGTCATGGAAATGCGTAATTTGCTGGTTTAGCTCAGCAGGTAGAGCGCCTGCTTTGTAAGCAGGATGTCGGCGGTTCGATTCCGTCAACCAGCACCAGATAATGGTATAACCTGATGACGGGTTCATGCCACAACTTATCAGGAGCGTTGCGTCAACAGCGGCAAGACTCAAGCAGGGGATTGTCTTCAGGATGGCCAGCATTACCATCGTTCCCTTACCGACTAGTGATGAATTTTTGAAAAAACCTATAATGCTAAAAAAATGATATGCTTCTTGTTCGGCTAGTATCTATAGGGCGAACATATGTATATATATGAATTAGTTAAACCTGGTGCCAGCATAAATCATGAAGACCGGGAGGTTGCCTGTAAATTTTACGGGCTTTTAGGGCAGTTAGAATCAGCGTTTTATGATGCAAATGTATCGTTAAATTTATTTGAGTTTGAAAGGGATGGACTCGCTAGGCTTAATGAGCATTCTCCCGAACAGTGGGAAAAAGACGCCCAAAAAAGGCGAGAGTTAACGCAGCAGGTTCGCCAAGAGCTTGGATTGTCAATGTATGAGTTTTCCGATGAATTAGACTTCGAAGTAAATGCTCGGTTAAAAAGAGGAAAATGGCAACATGGCGAGTTCCCACAATCCCATCGCCGTAGAATTATTTTTTTGCATGCAAAGTCATTTCTTTATGCTTTGGATACCATCGATAAATTTTTAAAAGTGATATCTGATGAATCAGGGGCTCCGCCGGAAATAAAACTGCAACATACTCAGATAGCTACTGATTTTCCATACCTGAGGGGGGTAAGGAATTCAACTCAGCATTTAGAGGATAGGGCTCGTGGCCTAGGCGCAGGTAGATCTCCACAACCTTTAAGCTTACAACCAGTGGCTAACGGTTCTATTTTTGCCCCTCAAGGGGCGTTAATTCTGAGTAATTTAAATGGAACAAAGTTTGGATGCACAATGGCAGATGGTCATTTTGGTGAAGTAGATGTGTCACCGGAGTCGATGGATAAACTTAAGTCCATAATTCAAAATACGTTTAATGCCTTCGAATGGGATGGACCAAAAGAACATCTTCCGACATAATTTCGCGTATAGAATTCCCTAGAGGCTATCAGTATTGGTAGCCTTTTCCATTTTCTCCGCTAGTACCTCGGCCACATTATTTTTAGTCGTGAGTTTTTCTTGCGGCTATTCCCCCCACATCACAAAGCGCCATCCGTCATCTTCGGAGGTGAGAAATAATGAAAATGCCCAATAACCCGAGTAACAGGCCTGATCTGCCGTCGCTGCTGCAGAGTTGGTGGTTCGGAGATACGCCGTTCGGCGTTGTGCTGCTTTCTGTGTTTAAGGCTGGGAGGCTTAGTAAGCACTGGTAATTATGTTTCTGTCATTGACGCATCGAATGTTTGGATTATAAATTATTATTGTGGTAAATCCCCCCCTATGCGGAGGGGCGACCAGTCAGTTACAGAAACCTGTAAATGCAGCGCGGGCCATGTCGACTGGGACATGCTCATCGGGAGGCACCCGGCACCACATTGCCACTAAACATATTAAGATTTATGGCAGGTTTACTTTTGCGGTTGCCCTTCTATGTTTATAGAACGTAACGGCAAAAGTGAATGCTTCCTGGTAAATCGGTAGCTCGGACTATTAGGAGCGCCTTCGATTCGTTACTACCTAGAATGCCTACTTTCTGCCCGCCTTCTGGCGGGCTTTTTTACGCCATCAATAAGGCGTTTCAGTAAGCAAAGGAAAACATCGTTTGAAGGCTGTGCTTTGCGTGGCCTTTTCTTTTTTCAGGCCCACGGGAATCATCATCGATACGCTTCGTTGTTAAATCCAGCCCGTCGGGCCTAAACCTTTTCAAACACACACAGCACCTCGTTAACCCGGAGGTGGAGACTATGAAAATGAACAATCAGAACGAGAATATCGTTACCCATTTCTTTGCGTGGTTGGCTGCTGTTGCCTCAATGCTGGGGATCACTACTCAGGACATGGTTTATATCCTCTTTGGTTTCATCGGCGTGGTGATTTCTCTCGCGTCGTTTGTGTTGGGGAGAATGGATGCGCGGAAAGAGCGAAACGAAGACAGTAAGCGAACGCAGTTGCTGGCTGATTATCTCCATGGCGTGCAGCAGAAACCAGTTCGTGAGCGCCCATCGTCTGCTGAAGTGATCACAGAATCAATGAACAGGATAAACAACGATGGCGCAGCTGACTAAAAGAGCCGGTACCACCGGCGCGGTTTGTTCTGTGGCAGCGATTATCGCAATAGTGCTTAATGCCGGTCACGTGCGTACCAACGAGCGTGGGCTCGATCTGATTGGCAACGCTGAAGGTTGTCGGCGTGATCCCTATGTCTGCCCGGCAGCTGTGCTAACCGATGGCATCGGAAACACACACGGAGTTAAACCCGGTGTGCGCAAAACTGACAAGCAGATCGCCGCTGACTGGGAAAGAAACATCCTTGAGGCCGAGCGTTGCGTAAATACCTATGGCAATGGCCGACGGCTGAGCGACAACACATTTTCAGCGGTAACGTCGATCACCTTTAACGCAGGCTGCGCCAATATGCAGAAATCGACATTGTTTGCGCTACTCGTGAAAGGTCAGGTTACGCAGGCATGTAACCAGTTCCCTCGCTGGGCGTACGGTGGTGGGAAAGTTATTCCCGGCCTTGTGACTCGTCGCGCAGCAGAGAAACAGCTCTGCCTGGAAGGTGTGAAATGAGCCGATTAACCGCCATTATCAGCGCTGTTGTGATCTGCCTGATAGTCAGCCTCGGCTGGCTGACCAGTCACTACCACGACAACGCCACTGAGTTCAAAAGGCAGCGTGACGAGAAGGTTAAAGCGCTAAACCTTGCGAACGAGACCATCACCGACATGACAACTCGGCAGCGCGATGTTGCAGCGCTCGATGCCAAATACACGAAGGAATTAGCCGATGCTAAAGCTGAAAATGATGCTCTGCAGCGTAAGCTTGATAATGGTGGTCGGGTGCTCGTCAAAGGCAAGTGTCCAGTGTCAGCCGCAACCCAAACCCCCGTCGCCGCCAGCATGGGCGATGATGCCACCGTCGAACTCTCTGCAGTTGCTGGACGAAACGTTCTCGGTATCCGATCCGGAATCCTCAGCGACCAAACAGCCCTGAGGGCGCTGCAGGACTACATCGCCACTCAGTGCCACCGGTAATCTTGTTAAGAAAGTCTTCTTGGAAGGCTGTAGATCTTACTTGCAGCCTTTAAATGCGTCGTACTCTGGCCAGTCTGCGAATCCTATGGGTCTTTTTGCTTCATCTGGATTAAGTCTTTTTTTCTTAATAAGCAATACGTTAATCTGATTGACGTGTTGAATTAATTCAACTGGACTTCCATCTTCAAGATGACCGATAAACGAGATTAATGATGGATTCCAGTAACCTATATCTGTGAAATGGAATTCAATGCTTCTTCCAAAGCTAGCAAGTTGACCTCCAACCTCATGCTCACTATCGAGATCACGATGAAAGTCGTTTATCCAGCAAATAAGGCGACGGTGAAATTCGTTAGCTAGGTTTTGGTTTTTAGGAACGTCTGGGAAGCGGGGTTTGTTCATATTTTCATAATAATTTTGAAGTGTTTCTATAGACGGTATGTTAAATCCAAAAGGTTTATCAGCTGACATTTTTTGCCCTTATAGGTTGTGTGACACTCACAACAGCTAAAAAAATAACTGTCGCGAGCGTCTAAGTGTTCAACTTAATAATATCTCCCTACCAACGTATTTCAACCAGAGGACGTCATGGTAAAACCAGACTGGGAGGCCATCGAGACGGCGTACCGGGCCGGGTGATGTCTCTCCGTGAAATTGCGTCGCAGCACGGCATCAGCGAAGACGCTATCCGTAAGCGCGCTAAGCGTGACGACTGGTCATGTGACTTGAATACGAAGGTGAAAGTATACGCTGACGATCTGGTACGCAAAGCAGATGTACGCAAACAAGTTCGCAGTGAAGTCACTTTGAACGAACGCGTACTGATTGAAGCGACTGCTGAGGTAATCGCCAATGTCCGCATGGAGCATCGTAGTTATATCAAGCGAGCCCGGCAGATAACGAACGCACTGTTTGATGAGCTTGGTGCTGAGTGCGATGATGCGACAGCGACTCAAGGGCATGAGCGTGGCCACTCCGGGAAGTGGCAAAGCATTACAGGAGCCATGCTGCCGGGTGGGATCACCGCGCGCTTTTATGAGGTCGCCTGATTCTGATTTATCTCTTCTTCATTGTTAGTTCGAACTGGGCTTTGTATGTACTTAGCATGAATTCAAGACGTTCAGGATCTTTAAATTTTGTAAGCGCGAAGGGTCCGTATCGCTCTTCGCTATTTTCAAAGTCGTAGTAAACCACGAACGGAACGACATTTTTGTAATCACTCCGGGTTTCATCAACAACACACTTAAAGGGTAAAAAATAAGACTCAGTAATGTCCCTTGCTTCTTCCCAACTTAGTTTTTTCACAGTGCGTTCCTAGATCGGTAATTTGACATTGTGGATAGATAGCATATCCGAAATGAACATTTCATGTTTCTTTCATCGCACAGAAGTAACACATGGCAGAAATCACACCAGCAGAACAGATCCGCCTGAATCTGCTTTCCACCCTGAACTACGACACCGCAGCGGCTGGTAAGGCTATTGAGTTCGTCCAGGATAGCCCGCTCAAATATCAGCTTTTCATCCAGCAGTACAGCCGCGTGACAACTGAATCCGAAGTGGTGGCACGGACCATCAAAGCGGTTCAGGAGTCGACCGAAGCGCTGGCGCTGTTTGATACCGGCGCAGAGCAGGCAAGCTAAGGCATTACAGCAGGCACTCGCTGAGCGCCAGTGATAATGCTCAAGGAGCGATTACGTGAACAAAGAGCCCCGTATCTACGGCAGCAAGTGGGACCGAGAGCGTCTTATCTTCCTACGTGCGCACCCCTTGTGCGTCATATGCCAGGAGCAAGGCAGGGTGACAGCGGCAACGGTGGTAGATCACATCATCCCGCACAAACTGAAAGAGGCTCTGCGCTCTGGTGACAGCCAGGCAATCGCGAAGGCGCAAAAGCTTTTCTGGAGCCGGAAGAACTGGCAAGGGCTGTGTAAGCAGCACCACGACTCAACGAAGCAGCGAATGGAGAAGCGTGGCACCGTGATCGGCTGCGATGAAAACGGGATGCCACTGGACCCGGCTTCTCATTGGTTTAAGTGATAACCATTATCAATACACCTCAAAAGTGATTGTTATTTGAAATCACTAGCATTCAAATGATATCGATTCTCATCTGAGGGGGAGGGGCGGGTCAAAAGTTCAAAACCTCGAACCCAAATGACCGCCGCCAGTCCTTTTTGTGCACAACCGCGAAATGAAAAGTTTTTTTCCGGGAGGTTCCGATGGCAGGACGACGCCCGAAACCGACCCACCTCAAAGTGGTTACCGGCAACCCGGGCAAACGAAAACTCAACGATAAAGAACCCACGCCAGCTAAAGAAATTCCAAGCCCCCCAGCTCATCTTACCGACTGGGGTAAGGTGGCATGGGGTCGGCTGACTGTGCTTCTCGATGGTATGGGTGTTCTCACCGTTGCAGATACTTTGGCTCTTGAAAGGCTTTGCGATATTTATGCCGATATCCTGCAACTGCGCGACACCATCGCTGTAGAGGGCAGAACTTATACCGTCCAGACCGAGGGTGGTTTTCTGATAAAGGCCAACCCGGCAGTTTCAATGTTGGCTGATGCTGACCGTCGTTTTAAAAGTTACCTGGTTGAATTCGGTCTGACACCAGCGGCAAGGACGAAGGTGAAAGTGAATGGCGAAACCCCCGAAGAAGACACGCTCGACAAGTTCTTCGGTTGATCCGGCAACGCAGTATGCAAAGGATGTAACCTCTGGAAAAGAACTGGCCGGTCCTGACATTCGAAATGCCTGCCAGAGACACCTCAGGGATCTTGAATCTTGCCATGCACGAGGGCTCCATTGGGATGTTGAGGCAGCACAGCGCTCCATTGATTATTTTGCGAAAGTCCTCAAGCTTAACGGGGGCGATTTTGAAGGTGCGCCTTTTGTTCTGCTTCCATGGCAGTGTTTCATCGTCGGTTCGATTTTTGGCTGGAAAAATGCCAGAGGTTTTCGCCGGTTCCGAATGGTTTACGTGGAATCAGGAAAAGGATCTGGCAAATCCCCCCTTTCTGCCGGGATAGGTCTTTACTGTCTCACTGCAGATAAAGAACCTCGTGCTGAAGTTTATGCTGCTGCAACGAAAAAAGACCAGGCAATGGTCCTCTTTCGTGATGCGGTGGCGATGGTCGATCAGTCTCCGGCTCTTTCCGCACGCATACAGAAATCTGGCGGCGCCGGAAAAGAGTGGAACCTGGCTTTTCTTCAGGCTGGTTCATTCTTTCGCCCAATTAGTTCAGATGACGGACAGTCGGGTCCACGACCACATTGCGCTCTTATTGATGAAGTTCACGAGCATAAAAGCAATCAGGTTGTTGAAATGATGCGCGCCGGCACTAAAGGTCGCCGGCAGGCACTCATTTTTATGATCACCAACAGTGGACACGATAAAACCAGCGTCTGCTATGACTATCACGAATACGGTAGAAAGGTATCTGCTGGTTCGATAGAAGATGATAGTTTTTTCGCCTTTATTTGTTCACTGGATGAAGGTGACGATCCTTTCAAGGATGAGTCCTGCTGGAAAAAGGCTAACCCCTCGTTGGGTCACACCTTTGAAGAAAGCTATCTTCGTGAGCAGGTGACTCAGGCCCGGGGGATGCCTTCGAAAGAGAGTATTGTCAGGCGTCTCAACTTCTGTCAGTGGGTTGACGCGGCTAACCCGTGGATGAGCAGTGATGTCTGGATGGGATGTGAGGAAAACTTTGATCCAGATGAGCTGGAGGGTGAGGAATGCTACGGTGGCCTGGACTTGTCCGGATCCCGTGATTTGACTGCCCTGGCGCTGTTTTTTCCAAAACAACGCAAGTTGCTGGTGGAGTTCTGGACACCCAAAGATACCTTGCTCGAACGGGCTAAAACGGACCGGGTGCCTTATGACGCCTGGGAGCGCGATGGTCACATCCACACTACGCCAGGCAAAGCGGTGAAATACGGCTTTGTTGCCCAGCGTATTGCCGATCTGACGGAGAAGTTCGATATCAAGGCCATCGCCTTCGACCAGTATCGCATTAAATATCTTGAGCCGGAGCTTGAGGAAGCATCTGTTTCTGTTCCCTTAATCCCTCATGGGCAAGGGTATTACAAAGCGAAAGATTCCGGGCTGTGGATGCCTCACTCCATCGAATTGTTTGAAGAGTTGCTTGATGACAGCGTCATTATCATCAGGACGAACCCTTGTCTTCGCTGGAATGCGGCTTCAGCAGTGACGGAGGCTGATCAGAAAGAAAACCGAATTTTTGCCAAGAAAAAAAGTACCGGGCGTATCGACGGCATTGTAGCGGGCGCTATGGCAATCGGTGCCTCCGAAGGCTATGAGGATGATTCTGGCGATATCGACGACTTTTTCAGTAATCCCATCATTGTGTGAGTCACCATGAATAAAGAGAAGAAGTCAGGCCGGATAAAAAGCGCCGTTCGCCGGTGGCTCGGCGTACCCATCTCCCTTACCGACGGTGAATTCTGGGCTGCTTATGCTGGTGGGCAGTCCGCAGCAGGGAAATCCGTTACGGTTGATAAAGCCCTGCAGTTATCGGCAGTGTGGTCATGTGTAAGGCTGTTATCCGAAACCATCGCGACGTTGCCTGTTGGTTTTTACGAAAAAACGGCTGACGGTCGCCAGAATGCAAATGATCACCCGCTTTATGAGCTCCTCCATAATCAACCCAATGCTGATATGACTGCAGTGGAGTTCTGGGAAATGATCATGGCCAGCCTGCTTTTGTGGGGGAATGCTTATGCAGAAATCGATCGAACCGGAAAGCGTATTACCTCGCTGGTGCCTCTCAGGCCAGAAAGGATGAAGGTTGATTTAAGCAAGAGCGGAGATCCAATTTATACCTACCGTGACTGGCCTTCAGGTACATCCCGAAACATTGATGAACGGGACATCATGCACATCCGTGCGTTCAGCACCAATGGTGTCATGGGCCTGTCGCCTGTCAGTTATGCCCGACAGACACTTGGCCTGGCAATGGCAACAGATGAAGCCAGCGCCAAAGTTTTTAAAAACGGTATGCGGCCCAGCGGCGTTCTCTCAATGGATCAGATCCTGAAAAAAGAGCAGCGCAATGAAGTACGTGAAAGCATGGTTGAACAATTTTCTGGATCCATGAATACCGGGAAAATGATGGTTCTTGAAGCGGGAATGAAGTTTCAGCCTGTTGACCTAAACCCGGAAGACGCCCAGATGCTGCAGTCCAGAGCCTTCAATATCGAAGAGATTTGTCGGTGGTTCAGAGTATGGCCGGGGTTGATTGGACATACCGCTCAGGGGCAGACGATGTGGGGAAGTGGCGTCGAACAGATGCTGATTGGCTTTTTAACGTTTTCACTTCGTCCATGGCTGACCCGTATTGAGCAGGCGATTCGTAAAAGTCTCCTGGCTCCGGGAGAAAGAAATAAGTACTTCGCAGAGTTTTCCATCGAAGGTCTCTTACGTGCTGACAGCGCCGCCCGTGCAGCTTTTTACTCAACGATGACCCAGAACGGTCTGATGACCCGCAATGAAGCACGGCAAAAAGAAAACCTTCAGCCAAAACCTGGCGCTGACCAACTAACCGTTCAATCCAACCTGCTGCCGATAGATCAGCTTGGCAAGTCCGGCGACAGTGAATCAGCCAAAAACGCACTGCGGGAATGGCTTGGCATTAAATCAGAGGAGACGCCGGAATGTACCGGAAAAACGCAGCCATGAAAGTAAAGGCATTCGACTTCGATATTAAGGCTGTCAACGATGACGGCCTTTTTTCTGGATACGGTTCTGTCTTCGATGTGGTGGATAGCTACAACGAAGTCGTGGCGCCGGGCGCATTCCTCGAAAGCATCGAGGAAACGCGGGCTAAGGGGAGGACGTTCCCTGTTCTCTGGCAGCATCGCACCGGTGAACCCATCGGGAACTGGGATATCTCAACCCTGAAAGAAGATAAGCATGGGCTTTTTGGTGAAGGCGCTTTGTGGCTGGACGACGCCGCCTACGCCAAAACTGCATGGAGAGGCATGAAAACCCGTGCCATTACGGGCCTTTCCATTGGCTATTACGTTCGGGAATCGAATTACGATGAGAAAACCCGGATCCGCACATTAACGAAGCTCGACCTGGTTGAAATCTCCATCGTTACCGTACCAGCCAACGACGATGCCCGCATCGACGTCATTAAGTCGAAATTGTCACACGGTGATCTTCCTTCCTTACCTGAATTTGAGAAGTTCCTGCGAGAGGCAGGTTTCTCGAAAAGTCAGTCCGCTGCGGTCGCCTCCCGCGGACTGTCCTATCTGCTTGACCGGAGTGAGTCCGGGGGCGAAGACGGCGAAACCAAAGCGGCTATTGCGGCGATGCGCCAGCAACTGAGCCAGTTTTCTCTCCCAAAAATTCTCTAAGGGATTTATATGTACCAGAAAAAATCGGCTGATGATCAGCCACAAAGTATTGGCGAAATCTCTTCTCAGCTCACCATGGTGATTGATCAGGTCAAAAACTTTGGCGAAGACGTGAAGAAAAAAATGGAGGCAGGAGAAACCGTTTCACTGGAACTGAAACAACGAACGGACGAAAGCCTTAATCAGATGAACGAGCTTAAAGAACGTCTCACTGAGCTGGAGCAAAAAGGCGCACGCCGCCCGAACGATGCACCTGCACAGCGAAAATCGCTCGGTGAGCTGGTGGTCGAAAGTGAAGAGTTCAAAGGTATGGACAGTTCGGCCCGCAAGAGCATCCGCGTCAAACTGGAACAGAAAGATATTATGAACGTGCCGGCCACTACGGGCACAGGCGTGAGCCCAACCAACAGCCTGGTGGTCTCCGATCGTGTTCAGGGCATTATCGCCCCGCCGGAACGTACTCTGACCATCCGTAATCTGCTTATCCCCGGCACTACCGCATCTAACGGTATTGAATTCGTTCAGGAAACGGGGTTTACCAATAATGCTGCAGCTGTGGCGGAAGGTGCCCTGAAACCAAAATCTGACATTCGGTTTGATCTGAAAAGTGCGCCGGTTCGTACTATTGCGCATTACTTTAAAGCGTCCCGTCAGATCCTGGACGATGCGCCCGGTCTGGCCAGCTATATCAATGGCCGCGCTCAGTATGGTCTTCGTTTCAAAGAAGAACAGCAACTGCTGAGCGGCGATGGCACCGGTGCGAATATCCTCGGTATTCTGCCGCAGGCAACAGAATTTGCACCAGCCCTAACCCTGTCCAATGCCACGCCGATCGACCGTCTTCGCCTGGCTGTTCTGCAGGCCGTTCTTGCGGAATATCCGGCGTCTGGTTTTGTCCTGAACCCGATTGACTGGGCAGGCATCGAGCTGACCAAAGATAACGAAGGTCGCTATATCATCGCGCAGCCGGTTAATGGTGGTGTTCCTCGTATCTGGGGTCTCCCTGTTGTGGAAACACAGGCCATGGCACAGAACAACTTCCTGACTGGTGCCTTCAACATGGCTGCGCAAATCTTCGACCGCATGGATATCGAAGTGCTGCTCTCCACTGAGAACGAAGATGACTTTATTAAAAACATGGTCACCATTCGTGCGGAAGAGCGTCTGGCGTTAGCGGTTTATCGTCCGGAAGCATTTGTCACCGGAACTGTAACCGCTTCAGGCGGCTGACAATTCAGGGCCGCTTAGCGGCCCTCTCTTTCTGAGGAGATAGTGATGGCCAGAAAAAATGTGGCTGAACCGTCTGTATCCGACGGTATAAATGCTGCGCCAGAACCCACAGAGTCCGGGACTATTCAGGTTCAGCCTGTCCGGCGTTTTATGGATGGCGACATTTTCAGGACGCCAGCTGATGATCCGTTTCATGTCTCTCGCTTACGTGCTGCCGAGCTCAAAGGTAACGGTCTGGTGACCATAGTTGGTGAAGTCCCTGATAACAAAATGAACCGCGCCCCCGAAACCAAAGGGTAATTGTTATGACGGTAATCAACACTGAAACAGCCATGGAACATCTCAGGCTGGATGATGAAATCGATAAAACGATGGTGGAGGGGTATCTTGCCGCTGCGGAGGATGCTGCCATGCAGTTTCTCAACCGACGCTTTTTCGCTGACCAGGCTGCTCTGGATAGTGCTGTTGAGAATGAAAGCGCTGGCGATCGTCCTCTTATCATCACGCCCTCCATTCAGAGCGCGGTTCTTCTTATCGTGGGCTGGTTGTATGAAAACCGCGGGGATGATCTGAGTCCTGATATTCCAGGACCCGCACGCTGGTTGCTGAATCCCTGGCGAATTCAAATGGGTGTTTAGCCGGAGGGATGATGAAAATTGGACCAATGCGGCATCGGATCACCATCCGTAATTTTATTACTACACGAACACCGAGTGGTCAGCCAACAGAAGAGTGGTCTGACGGCGCCACTATCTGGGCAGAGGTTAAGGGAATCAGTGGGCGAGAGAGCCTGACAGCAGGAGCAGAAAGGGCGGATGCTACCATTCGTGTATGGGTTCGATATCGCAAAGATATTTCGGCATCATCGCGGCTTCTTGTCCTGAATGGCCCCTACAAAGGAGTGACATTGAATGTCACCGGGCCTCCGGTGCCAGATAGCAAAGGTACCCGGCTGGAAATTCTTTGCAAACAGGGGACCGAAAAATGATTGATGTGAATCTGGATTTTTCCGGGCTGCAGGATATTGCCCGCGATCTGCAAACGCTCAGCAAGGCCGAAAATAATAAAGTTCTCCGGGAGTCGACCCGTGCTGGTGCCGAATTGCTACGCGAGGAGGTTATTGATCGCGCGCCGGAGAAAACCGGAAAACTGAAGAAAAACGTTGTTGTCGTCACCCAGAAAAGCCGCCGTCGTGGTGAAATCTCATCGGGGGTGCATATTCGTGGCGTTAACCCGCGAACGGGGAACAGCGACAACACCATGAAGGCCAGCAACAAGCGGAATGCGTTTTACTGGCGCTTTGTGGAGCTGGGGACAGCTACGGCGCCAGCACATCCGTTTGTTCGTCCTGCCTTTGATACCCGCATGGAAGAGGCTGCGCAGGTGGCTATGCAGCGGATGAATCAGGCTATTGATGAGGTGCTGGCTAAATGACAGAAGATGATCTCTATGACCTGCTGTCGCCGCTGGCAGACGGGCGGGTTTATCCGTATGTGGTGCCGCTAGGCAGCGACGGACTTCCTGCAGTTTCCACTCCCTATGTCATTTTCTCGATACCGACTGATGTTGCCGGGGATGTTTTCTGCGGACAGGCAGAGTCGACACTGCGCATTCAGGTTGATGTATGGGCTGAAACGAATGACGAAGCCAGAGCGTTACGCCTGGACGCCCTGGCTCGCCTGCAGGTGCTTTCACCTGTCGAGGTGACAAAAATTCCTGGCTACGACACGACAACCCATCTTCATCGGGCAACCCTCGAAATAACGGTTATTGCCTGACAAAAACCAATCCAATCCGACCGCCGCTGGCGGTTTTTTCATTTATGGAGGCTGCGATGTCAGCACTATTTGAACGTGCCCAAAAAACGGTAGTAATGATTACCTCTGTGCCGGTCACTGCGGCAGAGCTGGATACGGCAACCTGGTTAAACCTGAGTTGCACTATCAAACAGGCTAGCTTTAGCGCTGGTCAGAAAAACGATATTGACGTGACAGTGCTCTGTTCGGATGAAACGGAAAATATCAACGGCCTTCCAGCTCCGTCTGAAATGTCACTTTCCGGTAACTTCTACCGCAACCCGGCGCAGGATGCACTTCGTGCAGCATACGATAACGACGGGGTTTATGGATTTAAGGTTATTTTCCCGTCTGGTAATGGATTCCTGATGCGCGCTGAGGTACGTCAGCACACCTGGGATTCTCAAACCAACGGTGTTGTTGCTGCAACGTTCTCGCTGCGTCTGAAAGGCAAACCCTCCAATATTAACGCCCCAGGAGTCCTGTCTTTTGCTACAGACCTTCCGGCGTCCCAAACGGTCGCGGCAGAAAGCGCCCTGACTATGGGCGTGGTCGTTCAGGGCGGTACGGCACCTTATACCTACGTCTGGAAAAAGGGTTCCTCGACGGTCAGCGGCCAGACCAGCGCAACGTTTAATAAGGCCAGCGCTGTATCCGGTGATGCCGGGGTTTATTCCTGCGTGGTTACTGATGCCGATGGCACTGTGATCACTTCTTCAGATTGCACCGTCACCATCAGTTAACGGAGCGCCGGGCGACCGGCGATAAACTTAATGTCAAAACCGAGTCTTAAAGCACTGGCACTGGCACCAATGGCGGGCTTTCGAAAAAAAGAAGTCTCCGTTCCGGAGTGGGAAAACGCCAAAGTCATTATTCGTGAGCCATCAGCAGAAGCCTGGATTCGCTGGCAGGGCATTGCCAGCCCGGAACAACCCAAACCACCGGAAGGGCAGGAGCCCCAGGAGGCACCAGAACTGACCCCTTCAGAACGAGCCTTCCGTACGATGCGGGCCGACGTCACGCTTTTCATCGATATTTTGCTGGATACCGACCTGCAGCCCGTCTTTACTGTCGATGACACTGAACAGGTTGAAGCGATCTATGGCCCTGTGCATTCCCGGCTGTTGAAGCAGGCACTTGATCTCATTCGTGACGCGGATGATGCTAAAGCAAAGTAAAAATGCCTGGCATGCAGTTCCTGATGGCGCTGGCGCTCCGGATGGGCCGCACGCTGGGCGAACTGCGACAAACCATGACGGTTGGCGAATTCAGAATGTGGGCTGAATACGATCGTATCAGCCCAATCGGCGATATTCGCGGCGATATTCTCAATGCTCAGCTGGTATCTGCGGTTTACGGAGCCCAGGGCGGTAAAGTCACCATTGAAGAGGCTCAGCTTCAGTGGGGCACAGAAGAGGATGAGGTAAGCGACAGCGGCGATCCCTTTGCGGGGCTGGAAGCGGCGCTGCTGGCTGCGTCAGCATAGCCGGTAATAATTCGTGTGGATGCCACTTATAACAGGTGTTATGTTGTTTTTTTGACACACGGAGTGCTTTAAATGACTACTACTGGCTGGATATTATTATTTGTTTTTGCTCGCCTTATTGATCTTGTTATCTGGTATTTCCTGAACAGAGGAAGCGTAAGAGCTAATGATCAGATCGCTATGCTTAAAGAAATCTCTGAAAAGCAAAGTGCTCAAATTGATCTTCTGATTGCACTTGCTCATAAAAAAGAGGAACCAGAAAAAGATTATCTGGAAGAAGCAAGGAAAAAAGCTGGTTTAATTTAATAATATTAAAATCATAAAAATCCCCACAATGTGGGGTTTTTTGTTTCTGAGGAAATGAAATGGCAACCCTGCGTGAACTTATCATTAAAGTTTCTGCTAACTCTCAGTCATTCCAGACCGAGATAGCCCGCGCATCACGTATGGGGGCTGATTATTATAAGACAATGCAGAATGGCGGCAGGCAGGCTGCGGCTTCAGTTCGGGAAACTCGCCGTTCTGTTGCTGAGCTAACTGACCAGATGGAGTCAGCAAAGGCTACCGCACTGGGATTAACCGGGGCATTTGCTGGTGCTTTTGCTACGGGGCATTTGATATCCCTGGCTGATGAATGGAATTCAGTAAACGCCCGCCTAAAACAGGCATCTCAATCAACTGATGATTTTACCAGCTCTCAAAAACAGCTGATGGATATCAGTCAGAAAACGGGTACATCTTTTTCTGACAACGCTAATTTATTTTCCCGCTCAGCAGCCTCAATGCGGGAATATGGTTACAGCTCCAGCCAGGTGCTGGATATTACTGAGGCTATTTCTACTGGTTTAAAACTTTCTGGCGCGAATGCTCAGGAGTCCAGTTCGGTCATCACTCAGTTTAGCCAGGCTCTGGCACAGGGCGTGCTGAGAGGCGAAGAATTCAATGCCGTCAACGAGAGCGGCGACAGGGTTATACGGGCGCTTGCGGCAGGGATGGGGGTTGCGCGTAAAGACCTTAAATCTATGGCGGATCAGGGGCAGTTAACCATTGATAAAGTAGTTCCGGCCCTCATCAGCCAGCTTGGTAAGCTCCGGAATGAATATGGTGAGTTGCCGCAGACCGTTTCATCGTCGGCAACAAAAGTTGAAAACGCGTTTATGCAATGGGTCGGTGGAGCTAATGAAGCGAGTGGCGCGACAAATACCCTGACCGGATTACTTGATGGCGTAGCCAACAATATTGATCAGGTCGCCACTGCTGCCGGAGCGCTTGTTGCCGTTGGTGCTGCCCGATATTTGGGAAATATGGCTCTTGGTGCCAGCTCTGCAACGGCTGGGATTATTAACGCCGCAAAAAGTGAAGTAGCTTTAGCTGAAGCCCAGGTCAGAGGGACACAGGTTTCGACAGCTCGTGCGCGTGCTGCAGTTTATCGTGCCCAGCAGGCACTGGCAGCGGCGCGGGGTACAGACGCGCAGGCCGCCGCAGAAAAACGGCTCTCACTGGCGCAGGAGTTACTTAACCGTAATATTCAGGCCAGAGTATCCGCTCAGACTGCACTGAACTCGGTTACTGCTGTAGGTTCCCGGCTCATGGGGGGAGCATTAGGCCTCGTTGGCGGTATTCCTGGGCTAGTTTTGCTTGGTGCCGGCGCCTGGTACACGATGTACCAGAATCAGGAGCAGGCCAGATTATCCGCTCAGGAATATGCAAACACCATTGATTCTGTCCGTGAAAAGACAAAATCAATGTCCCTGCCCGAAGTTTCTGATAATGAGACCAAAACCCGTCAGGCGCTGGAGGAGCAAAACCGTCTTGTTGATGCCCAGGCATCTAAAGTAAAAAGCCTGAAGGAAGAGATTGCTGGCTATCAGTATGTCCTGTCTAACCCCGGCCCGACAACCAGTGGTGGTTTCATGATAAACCACCTGACTTCGGTCGAAACGGTCACCCGTGGTCTGGAAGAAGCGACTTCTGCTCTGGCCGTTGAACAGGAGAGGTTAGCTCAGATGCTGGCTAAGTCTGAGTCGATCCAGTCGGTACTGGAAGGGATAGAGAACAGGCGAATAGCATTAATCCGGCAGCAGGCTGCAGAACAGAATTCAGCATATCAATCGTTATTAATGATGAACGGTGAGCATACTGAATTTAACCGTTTGCTGGGTCTCGGAAATAATCTTCTCATGGCCCGACAGGGGCTGGTAAACGCACCAGTACGCTTACCACAGGTAGACCTGACAACCCAGCAAACGGCTGCACTTGAAAAAAGCCGTCGTGATCTGGCGCTTTCAAAACTCAAAGGTGAGGACAAGGAGCGCGCACGACTGGGTTATGCTGCGGATGACCTGGGGTTAACTAACGACCCACAGTTTCAGACCGGACGGCAGGAGTTGATTAATAACGGCCTGAATGAATGGAGAAACAACCAGGAAAATAAACCCAAGCCAAAAGGAAGGCATGGGAAAACCGAGGCGGAGAAAACCGAAGATACCTATACCCGGCTGATTAAACAGCAACGGGAGCAAATTGCTCTTTCCAGCCAAAACACTGAGCTGGCAAAGATGAAATATCAGGTTACTCAGGGGGAATTATCTTCGCTTGAAAAATCCAAAAAGGAAACGTTGCTGCACAATGCGGCGCTTATTGATCAGAAAAATATCGCTGAACAGTTAAAAACATTCCGCGAAGGTCTGGCCGACAGTAATGCTGCCGCCCGGGAAAGGGGGAATATCGATTTCCTCGGCGCGGGACAGGGGGATAAAGCCCGTGACCGAATGAAGGAAATGGCGGATATTCGCGCTGATTTTCTCAGGCAGCAGCGTGATTTACAGCGTGATTTCAGTCGTGGGCAGATTTCCGAAGACCTGTATAAAAAGCAAACGGAAGCACTTAAAACAGCGCTTGCCGAACGCCTGGATATTCAGGAGGAGTATTACAAAAAAACCGATGAACAGCAGTCAGACTGGCGGGCAGGGATCAGCGATTCCCTGATGAACTATGCCGATCAGGCTTCTGATCTGAGTTCAATGGCTGCCACTGCAACCAGCGAGATTCTGGATGCCACCACTAACTCTATCTCCAACAACCTGACAAACGTCCTGACGGGCGCCACTTCGTTTAAAGATGGTATGTCGAATATTTTCTCTTCCCTGGGAGAAACGGTGATTAAGACACTCATCCAGATGGCAACACAGGCGTTGATCACCAAAGCGATTATGGCTTCATTTGGCGGCGGAGCGGGTGGGTTGTTCGGTAGTCTTTTTGGCGGTGCGGCAAGTAGTGGTACCGCTATTCAAAGCGCGGGAGCTAATTTTTCATTCAACGCTCTCGGAGGCGTTTACGATTCTCCGTCACTTTCTGCCTACAGCAATGGTGTTTACAGCACTCCCCAATATTTTGCGTTTGCGAAAGGTGCGGGTGTATTCGGCGAGGCCGGGCCGGAAGCCATCATGCCGCTTACCCGTGGCGCTGATGGTTCGCTGGGGGTCAAAGCTGTTGGGCGGGAATCGCCGGCGGTACAGAACGCTGCGAGGCAGCAGCAGGAAAGACAACTTCTTTCAACTGGTGACATCAACGTCAATTACCACCTCACTGGTAAACCGGATGATGTGATGATGCAGACATTGAATGCCCACGGCCGCAGCCTGGCTAAACAGATAAAATCTGAACTGACGAGCGACGTAAACAATCCTCAAAATGCATTCGGTAGAGCACTTTACTCCAACCTTCAGCCCAAAAAACCACGATAACCTGCCCGGAGGGAATATTCATGGCAGATATTTTCTACCCGGACGAATACCTGCCCATGCCGCTGATGGACGGGTACGGGTTTAAGCCCATATCACCTTTACTGCGAACGGAGATGACGTCCGGTCGCGCTCAACAACGAAGGCGATATACCTCAACACCCACCCAGGCATCGGTTAAATGGATTTTTAAAACTGATGCTCTGGCACAGGTGTTTGAGGCGTTTTTCAGGGATGCGCTTAAAGATGGCCAGTCCTGGTTCTATCTGAAACTCCAAACCCCAATAGGGGTAAAGCCCTATAAAGCCAGGTTCGTGGATATTTACGAAGGGCCGACGCTGGTCGCGCCAAAATACTGGCAGTACAGCGCAACGCTGGAATTATGGGAGCGCCCGTTACCGCCTTCAGGCTGGGGAAATTACCCGGAATGGCTGGCGGGCCAGTCGTTACTGGATATTGCGCTAAACAGAGAGTAGCCGAAGCATGACAATTCTTGAGCGACTATATGCCAGCAGCGGATCGGAGGTTATTCACGATACGCTGCAGATATCAGCAGGCGATGATAACTACTGGCTAACCAGTGGTTGGGATGACGTTTCAGTGACGCTGGAAAATGGTCAGCCGGTGACGTTTGAGGCCAGCGCGATAGATATCGCCTTACCAGCCAGGAACGCCGACGGGACACAGGATTTAAAGTTTGCTATCAGCAATATTGACGGACGGGTTTCAGAGGCGATCGATAAAATTCTGGATGAAATGAAATCAGCCACGCTGACATTCCGGCGGTACATTTCATCCGATCTGTCTGCTCCGGCATCATCACCGTATACGCTCGATATCAAATCCGGCTCCTGGACCCCGACAGCAGTTCAGGTCACGGCAGGCTATATGAATGTCCTCAAAACAGCCTGGCCCCGTAAACGTTACAACCTCGCCGAGCATCCGGGCTTACGTTACTAACCTGAGGCAAATATGTTTAATCCTGATAAATACCGTTCAGTCACCTGGCTGAAGGGCGGGCGCGTATTTCCGCAGCTCGACTGCTTCGGCATTGTAAATGAGATACGTCGCGACCTTGGGCTACCTGAATGGCCGGATTTTGCAGGTGTGACCAAAGACGGCGGGGGCCTCGACCGGGAAGCGAGAAAGCTGATGCTTTCGCTGAAACGTTGTGCCCCGTGTGAAGGCGCCGGAGTGGCTTGCTATTCGGGCTCAACGGTTTCCCATGTTGGGATTGTTGTGATGCTCGATAACCAGCTGCAGGTCGCGGAATGTAATCCAGGCTCGGGGGTTACGTTTCTGCCTCTGTCGCGATTTATCCGCCGCTTTAACAGCGTGGAGTTCTGGCAATGACGATAAAGTTTTACCCGTCCCGGCTACCGGGTGAACCCCTTGAAACGCACGAGCATGGTGTGCTGACGCTGCATGAGTGGATGAGCAGAAATGTCCCGAGCTATTCACAGGATAAAACTCATCCTGTCGTGATCGAGCTGAACGGCCAGGCAGTCCCCCCGGCGGAATGGCCGTTATGTTTGTTGCGGCCAGACAGTGACGTGCGGATATATCCCATTCCTTATGGCACGGGTCTTGAAATTGTCGCGTGGGTTTCGGTGGCCGTATCCATTGCGTCTACGGCCTATGCATTATTCTTTGCCCCAAAACCAGAGCTGGGCGGTTTTTCATCCAGTAACGCTTCATCGCTGGATCTGAACCCGGCGCGGGCAAACACCGCAAAACTCGGTGATCCCGTTAGGGAGGCTTTTGGGCGAAACCGGATTTATCCGGATTACCTGGTGCAGCCGGTAACGCGATTCGACCCCGCTGATCCCACCAGAATGACGGTAGAAATGTTTGTCTGCCTTGGATATGGGCGTTTCTCCTATACCGGTGGAGATTTTCGGGTAGGGGAAACTCCGGCGTTGACCTTAGGCGAGGGCTTTTCATATACCAGCTATGGGCCCGGCGATAATGTGGCCGGGGATCGTCGCAGTGAGATATGGTTCAACTCAACGGAAGTTGGTGGAACGTCGAGCGGCAGCGGCCTCGATATGGCTCAGACTGCCCCTGAAGCCAGTGATATCGTTGCTGATGCCATGACCGTCAGCGGTGCCTCTGTCTCGTTTTCTGGCCTCGATGTCGATGATGATAATGATGAAGACGAGGATGAGAACAAACTTCCTCCTGGCTGGATCGCCGGTGCAATTGTCACCCTGAAAGCGCCAGTGAATTATCAGGTATCCATCGAGGGCGGTTTTAACGTGCTGACAGGCGACGTCGTGTCAGAGATTGCGCCATTCAGCGGAATGCCTGTCACCCTAACGTTTAACGGTACTGACTATGACCTGCAGATCGCCACGTATACCCCTCACCAGGACGCCGTTCCGGGAACAGGGGGAGCGACTGCGGTATTACGCGCCAGTGCCTCGCCGTCAACGTATGACTTTACGACAACCAGCCAGACCTTTGCTCTGACCTGGCAGGGTATCACCTATACCATATCTTTGGTCGCCAACTACGGCACAATGTCTGGCTTGCTCGCAGCGATTAATGGCGGGTTGAATGGTTCGGGGCTCATTGCTCAGGATGATGGCGGCGTGATACGTATCGTCGAGATCTCCAGCCCCTGGCGTGGCGGTTCCATTACGTCATCTTTCCTGCCTGCGTCAGTATTTGGTGACAGCCCGGTATTTACTGCTGGTGCAGCCTCCAGCGGCGGAAGCCCTGCGGTAACAGCCAGCGTCACGCTGGCATACGATTCTGGCACTGCCTTTTCCGGATTGCCGGAAGGAACCCAGCGGATTTCCTTGGCGCATCGTGGCAACGAATACCAGATAGCGTCTACTGATGGCCCCTCTGCGACCGTACAGCGTGTGGTTAACGGTGTCGTTGACAGCACCTGGTCAGGCTTTATGACCCGTACCGTCGTGGATTTTGCCGCGTCTGGTATTAACGATAATGAAACCTGGCTAGGCCCCTTTCTGGCCTGCCCGCAAAATGAAGTTGTGGACGCCTTCGAGGTCAACTTTGCTTTCCCAAACGGAATTTGTGGGTTCCAGAACAACGGGAATAAGCGGGTCCGCCATGTCGAGTATGAAATCCAGTATCGCGTTTATGGTTCCGGATCAGGGTGGACGAGTAAGCCAGGGGTTTACGCGCTTAAAAACGTTAATGGCCTCGGTTTTACAGAGCGTTTTGATCTGTCCTCTCCCGGGCTGGTGGAGGTTAGATGCCGCCGCCGTAACGAGCAGGGGAGCAACAACGCGAGAGACAGCATGTTCTGGCAGGCGCTCAGAGGTCGTTTGCTTTCCCGTCCAACCTCCTACGCAGGTATATCAACAATAGGGATCACGGTTGAAACCGGCGGCCAGCTGGCGGCGCAGTCAGACAAGCGTGTGAGTGTTGTCGCCACGCGAAACTATGATGGCGGTGGTGACAGGACAATCAGCGGTGCGTTCCTGCATCTTGCCCGCAGTCTGGGATATCGCGACGACCAGATCGACATTGCGGGGCTCAGTACGCTGGAGGCCACCTACTGGACGCCAAGGGGAGAATATTTTGATCACCAGGCAAGCAGTGACAGCACGTCAGCAAAGGATATTTTCGACAAAATAGCCGAGGCTGGCATGGGGTATTTTCTGCTATCTGACGGGTTGCTTTCTGTCGGGAGAGAGGGAGTCAAAAGCTGGACAGGGATCATTACACCTCAGGATACCGTCGAGGAAATGCAGACGTCATTCAGGGTCCCGTCGGAGGATGATTTTGATGGCGTGGATGTGAAATATATCAACCCTGTGACCTGGGCGGAGGAAACCGTACAGTGCCGGACGCCGGAAAATCCTTTTCCGCGCAAAACGGAGGCATATACCATTGATGTTGCCATGACTGCAGATCGCGCCTGGCGTATCGGGATGCGTCGGTTAATGAAATATCTCCACCAACGCCGAACGTATACGGCTACGACTTCAATGCTGGGATGGTGTCATGACTTCGGTGATCACATCATTTTGTCCGACGACATTTCAACCGGGAAAACCCAAAGTTGCCTGATTGACGCGATGATTTACGACTTCCAGGAAATTACGCTGCACGTCACGGAGCCACTGGACTGGAGCTACGCGAATCCTCGCTGCTGGATACAGTTTCAGGACGGTCGACCATCATCGCGAATGCTCACGCCGCAACGGGTAGATGATTTCACGCTGACGGTGCCGTACAACGACGACCTGCATCCCGGCGACTGGATTATGGACGACCCAGATATTGATCTGCCGAAGTTATTGTTCTGCGACAGTGAAAAGGGTGCGCGGCATGGGATAGTCCAGGAGGTTGCTCCATCGGGTGACAGCAACTGCCAGATTACTGCACCTGGCACTGTTGCAAAGTTAGCGATGAGGCAGCCTTTTGTCTTATTCAAAGGCCTTACATTTCAAAAACTCTGCTTACCAGGCGCATTTCGCCCAGGGGATCACCATAATAAAATGCTGAGGCCTGGCCTTTGCGTAGTGCACGCATCACCTCAATACCTTTGATGGTGGCGTAAGCCGTCTTCATGGATTTAAATCCCAGCGTGGCGCCGATTATCCGTTTCAGTTTGCCATGATCGCATTCAATCACGTTGTTCCGGTACTTAATCTGTCGGTGTTCAACGTCAGACGGGCACCGGCCTTCGCGTTTGAGCAGAGCAAGCGCGCGACCATAGGCGGGCGCTTTATCCGTGTTGATGAATCGCGGGATCTGCCACTTCTTCACGTTGTTGAGGATTTTACCCAGAAACCGGTATGCAGCTTTGCTGTTACGACGGGAGGAGAGATAAAAATCGACAGTGCGGCCCCGGCTGTCGACGGCCCGGTACAGATACGCCCAGCGGCCATTGACCTTCACGTAGGTTTCATCCATGTGCCACGGGCAAAGATCGGAAGGGTTACGCCAGTACCAGCGCAGCCGTTTTTCCATTTCAGGCGCATAACGCTGAACCCAGCGGTAAATCGTGGAGTGATCGACATTCACTCCGCGTTCAGCCAGCATCTCCTGCAGCTCACGGTAACTGATGCCGTATTTGCAGTACCAGCGTACGGCCCACAGAATGATGTCACGCTGAAAATGCCGGCCTTTGAATGGGTTCATGTGCAGCTCCATCAGCAAAAGGGGATGATAAGTTTATCACCACCGACTATTTGCAACAGTGCCGATACCAGTACGCCCGCAGGCCGCTTTTTCTTCTACGTCATGAGCGCCCTGGCAGAAATGGAGCGCGAGCTGATCGTCGAGCGTACCCGAGCCGGGTTAGCCGCAGCGAGGGAGCAGGGGAGAGTCGGCGGACGCCGCCGGGTAATGACCACTGAGGTTGTGGAGCGGTGCCGCAAAATGCTGGAGAACGGCGCCAGTCGGCAGCAGGTAGCAGATGTCATCGGGGTTGGGGTGAAGACTATTTATAAATATTTTCCTGCTCAATAAAGCGGTTCACAGGCGAACTGGTTGTGGTGTTTGAAGGTGGTTAACGGGTTTTGTTATGCGGAGTATGCTTAACACATTCATCTTTTAATGTGACATTAGGCGGTAGTGGTATAGAATTATCTAAACTGAACATAACATGTTAATAAATAGGGGTTTTGATGTCAGTCTCTAAAGATTTCCTGCTTTCGGTATATGAGCGGTGCAATGAACACTTGAAAGAACAATCGACCAAGCGTGATCAGGCAATAGCTTTTTATTTGGTTGTTATATCGTTTTATTTCGGCTCATACTCAGCAATTAGCAAGTTACTGGTAAGTCCGTACTCCCCTATTTTTTTTAATGTGGTTATATGTCTGATTAGTGGTATGACAATCAGAACGTTGTCTGGTTTACGTTCATGGCATATGCAATATGCTAACTCGGCGTTAGCGCTTAATAAAGTGATATCGAAAAACATCTTTGAATTAGATGCTCTTAATTTAGAGATTAAGTCTTTCTTCGCTAAGAAAGAAAAGGAATATCATGAAATGTCGCTTGCTAAAATGTTCTCTGGTATTGAAAATCGAGTCATTCTTGGGATGACTCTTATTTCCGGGTTTCCGGTTGTGATGTTAGTTAAAGAGGTTATGTCTTTACTCAAAGTAAGTAATAAAGAAATCATAGTGTTAGTTGAGTGCGCGTTTTACCTGGCATATGTTGTATATTATTTCTACAATACTATAATGATAATTCGCGAGTCAGCAAATCATAAAACTTGGATTGTAAATTTTGAATAAGATTATTTTTGAAAATCAATATGTGACGGTGTTTTTTAATGAATCCGGGCACTTGCGTATAAGCCAAAAGCATGGCGGTGTTGTTGTTATTCCTGTATGTAATGGGAAGTACGCATTAATCCAACACTCAAGAAATGGTGTTGTGCTGATTGAGTTTCCAAGAGGGTTTATTGAAAATGGCGAATCTCATATAGATGGCGCCGAACGCGAACTTAGAGAAGAATTAAATCTCGTTTCGGTCAATAGCTATTTGTTAGGTGAATTGGTTACTGATTCAGGATTGATTGCTGACAATGTTCGGGCTGTTATTTGTGAAGTGAAAGATACATCTCAGTTATTATTGCAATCAAGCGAGGGTGTTATAGGTTGTGATTATTATACTTATGATGAAGTTATTGAGCTTGTAAAGAATGGGAAGGTTAAAGATAATTTCACCCTGGCCTCATTAATGCTATTACAGGCTAACAGGTAATGTTTCATAGGAAACCCTATGCCCGTTTAATTTGTTGAACGTTTCAGCAAACCGTATACAAAAACTCGTCAAGAGCTGTTTACTATGGAGTCAGTGTTATAGGTATAGGTGCATAACGCTGGATTTGCACTGCTCGCAAAACCGTCAAACAGTTCAGTATAGAAAGCGCTCGTTACTCATTACATCAATGTGTTACGTCAATGGCGTAAATTGATAGTCAGAGCCTATATTGATATGTCGCTCTGTTAAAACTACTGTATATAAAAACAGTATTAATGTGAGCGAGACTATTATGCAGTTCTACACGCCCGTTGAGTTACGTCAGATCATGCTGCTCCCGTTGTACAGCGACCTTGTGCAATGTGGTTTTCCAAGTCCTGCGCAGGATTACGTTGAGCAACGTATCGATCTGAACGAGTTGCTCGTTAACCACCCCAGTGCGACGTATTTTGTCAAAGCCGCCGGCGACAGCATGAAAGACGCCGGCATAGGGGAGGGTGATCTTCTGGTAGTGGATAGCTCAAGGACAGCAGTTCATGGTGATATCGTTATTGCTGCTGTGGATGGGGAATTCACCGTTAAGAAGCTGCAGCTGCATCCGCGGGTTCAGCTTAACCCAATGAACCCTGCATATTCGCCAATAGTCGTCGGTAGTGAGGACACTCTCGACGTGTTCGGAGTGGTTACGTATATCATAAAATCAGCTGGCTAAGATGTTTGCGCTTTGTGATGTGAATTCATTTTATGCATCGTGCGAGACCGTATTTCGTCCTGACCTGAAAGGGCGTCCGGTGGTTGTTCTGTCAAACAACGACGGCTGTGTGATCGCCCGCTCGCCGGAGGCGAAGCCTTTCGTCAAAATGGGTGAGCCTTATTTCAAGCAAAAGGACATGTTTCGCCGGCACGGTATTATCGCGTTTAGCAGCAACTATGAGCTTTATGCCGATATGTCCAACCGAGTGATGACAACGCTGGAGGAACTGTCTCCACGCTGCGAAATTTACAGTATTGATGAGGCATTTTGCGATCTGACAGGTGTTCGTAATTGTCGCGATCTTACCGATTTTGGCAGGGAAATTCGTGAGACGGTTCTGCGCAGGACGCACCTCACGGTCGGCGTCGGCATAGCCCAGACTAAAACCCTGGCAAAGCTGGCCAATCACGCTGCGAAACAGTGGCAGCGACAGACCGGAGGAGTGGTGGATCTGTCTAATCTGGAAAGGCAGAGGAAGCTGATGGCTTTGCTTCCGGTGGATGAGGTCTGGGGCGTCGGGCGCCGCATCAGTAAAAAACTGGAGGCCATGGGGATTAAAACTGTGCTGCGGCTGGCGGATACCGATATCCGTTTTATCCGGAAGCATTTTAATGTGGTTCTGGAGCGAACCGTGCGGGAGCTGCGCGGAGAGCCATGTCTCGGTCTTGAGGAGTTCGCGCCGGTAAAGCAGGAGATTGTCTGTAGTCGCAGCTTTGGGCAGCGGATTTCAACCTACGAAGAGATGCGCCAGGCGATATGCTTATACGCATCCCGTGCCGCGGAGAAACTCCGTGGCGAGCATCAGTATTGTCGGTTCATCTCAGCGTTCGTTAAAACCAGCCCCTTTGCGCTTAACGAGCCATACTATGGAAACAGCGCCTCAGTAAAGCTGTTAACCCCAACGCAAGACAGCAGGGACATAATCACCGCTGCGACGAAATGCCTCGATGCAATCTGGCGAGACGGGCATCGCTACCAGAAAGCAGGAGTAATGCTGGGAGATTTCTACAGCCAGGGCGTAGCGCAACTCAACCTCTTCGACGACAACGCTCCACGGCAGAACAGCGAGAAACTGATGGAAGTTCTCGACCATCTCAACGCAAAGGATGGCAGGGGTACGCTGTATTTTGCAGGGCAGGGGATCCAGACTGCCTGGCAGATGAAGCGGGAAATGCTTTCGCCTCGCTATACTACGAGGTTTTGTGACCTTCTCAAAGTCAAATGATTCAGCCATTAACATTAGTGATTGTGCTGCTACTGCCCGCTGAGAGCGACCTGCAGACCTTTCTAACAGCGTTCTGTATGAATAAACAGGGATCAGGTTAGATGTTATCTCCTAAGAAAAATGATATTTTTAATGAAAATCTAATATGGATGTTCATTATGAATCCTGAAAATAAGCCACTGATTTATCTATTAAATACCTTTAAAACCGTTGAGAAGGCTCTTAGCCCGGCCTTCAATGTAAGCCATTGGTGGATGAATGGATATAACACATATGATACAGCCAGCCATCGTCCTTTAGAAATACCCTATTCTTCTGATCTTCCCTCAAACTTACATGAAGCAGAAATAGTAGTTATTGATACAGGTTTAAGAGGAGCTTTTGTTAAAGGTCATTCATCTACAAAAGTGATTTATAGACACACGCCTAGCGTTGTTGACCTGTTTCCTCTTGATATGAATACTGCTCTTATTAATATTTTCTCTACTAAAAAACTTCAACTGCTATTTATTTTTTGTGAAAGCTACAATAACGAGGTGTATACTCTTCAGAATGAAGCAGGACAAACCAGTCAGTATCCAACGAATACTTATTGTTTTCCAAGCAATTATGGCGTGTATCCTTCAATAAGAGAAGGAAGCAGAATGAAGGTGGTTGAAGGAGATAAGGGAATAGAGATAAAGCAATGTCTCGAAAAATACCTTTTAAAATCAAACTATAACTTTGTTTTCCATGTGCATCAAGATGAAAAATCTCAAGACCTCCCTTTACTCGTCAATGAAGCTGGAGAATGTGTTTCTTTTTTAAGGAAGATGGGTTCTAAGGTTGTTTTCTTCTTTCCAGAAATATATGATAAGGTAGGTTTGTTATTAGATCTTTTTAATAATGTTTTACCGGATATTGGTTTTTGTAGTGAAATATTTCCAAATCATGGAAGCTTCAGATGGATTAACGATTTCTCATATATCTCTTTGGATGAGAGAAATAAATTAATAGATATTGATAATGAGATAAAAAGACACGAAGAAACCTTGTTATGTCTGAAAGAAGAATACGAAAGAGTTCATTCCAGAGATGAAAATGTAAAGCTCAGGGCTATGCTAAAAGAAACCGGGGATGACCTTGTATCTGCAGTGAAGTGGTTTCTTGAGTATATCGGTTTTACTAATGTGGTAGATCCAGATAAAGATGTTAATGTAGACGCTGGAGAAGTGTTTGAGGAAGATCTGAACTTTGAGTATAACGGTGTTCACTTCTTGCTGGAAGTAAAAGGGATTGGAGGCACTTCAACAGATGCTCAGTGTGCTCAAATATCCAAGATTGCCTTACGTAGGAAGAAAGCTAATCCGGGAAATACATACAAAGCTGTCTATATAGTCAATCACCGTAGATACAAAGCGCCCAAAGAAAGAGATATTATCCCTTTCAATGATAACCAGATTGAAGATGCTGAGATGGCTCAACGCGGCATGACATTTACTTATGAGCTGTTTAACATCTATTACATGATCGAAGCAGGTATTATCAGTAAAGAAGCAGTTCGTGATGCCTTTAAGCAAGAGGGACTTATTAACTTCAGACAAAGCCTTCATAAACTTGAGTTCAATCACTGCTACAAAGGGTCATTAGTCTACTCTTTAGGCATACCCGAAGGCGGTTCATTTACTATCACTAAAGCTGACAAAATTGCAATTCAAGATAATGAAAATCACTGGCATCGGTTGTCTATTGAAAGCTTACAGATAGACCGAGTTGATCATGAAGAAGTCAGAAATGGTAAAGTTGGCATCAAGGTTGATAGGTTAGTGCTTGGAGCAAGAGACTACTATGTAGTGAAAGATTAAAGCTTTTCTATCATTAGCACTAGCTAAGCCCCGAAAGGGGCCTTTTCTTATCTGATGGCCTGCGCCCCGCAGATTAGTACATCCTGATGTGTGCAAATTCCGCTTCTGGCACATTACATAGGTTATGAATTTATAGGCGCTGAATAGCCTCAATTAATTCTGGCCCTTGGTTTTTCACGTTGCCAACCGCGCGGGAAACAGAGTGCCATTTGAGATGTTCTGTTAGTACCGCACCATCTGTAACTATCTCCTCAGCCTCTTTCCCTCCAACATCCTGCCGCATCCATTCTCGCGCTGCTTCTGGCGTCAGGACCAGCGGACGGCGGTCGTGAATATCGACCAACCCCTTATCGGCCGCGGCGGTCACTATCATAAAACCTTCGGCTTCGTCACCGCGCTCGAAAGGGACACTGCCGATCGCCGCCATGAAGATTGGCTGGCCGTCGGCGCGATGAATAAAGTAAGGCTGCTTCTTGTCTCCTACGCGCTTCCATTCAAACCAGCCATCGGCAAAGCATATCGCACGACCGTGCTGCCACAAAGGTTTAAACATTCTGCTGTTGGCTGCGGTCTCAACCCTAGCATTAATCAACGGTGGTTTATCCCACCACCCGGGTGCGTAACCCCAGTGAACCGGATCGAGGTGTAGCTGTTCGTCTCGTTCGCTCAGGAGCAGAACTTTAGTCCCCGGCGCCACGTTGTAACGCCCAATCGGCTCAGGGTCGTATGCGATGTCGCGCTCGGCTTCATCCGCTAGGTATGCCAGATATTCTTCACGCGTTTGTGATTGAGCAAAGCGTCCGCACATGGTTACCTCCAGTAGTCATTCTGAAAGTATAGAAGACAGAAAATTGAGCTTTTCTTAGGGAGGAAAATAACCCCGGAGTAGTTGTTATTGATGGGGTTTCTCCCCCGTTTCACCCCACTAACTCCCCGCGCAAAAAGCAGGCATAAAAAAACCAGCCTTTTAAGGCTGGTTTCTCTGGTTTTTTTGGTCGGCACGAGAGGATTTGAACCTCCGACCCCCGACACCCCATGTCGGGATATTACTTCTCTAGGTGTCTTATTTCTAAATCAGATAATGCACTGCATCTAATTTTTTCTAAGGCAGTATCAATCGCATCTTTGACTCTATACCCATAGTCATCCGGTTCTTCATAATCCAGTGGCGACGGGTCTGTGCCTATATTCTCAATCAATTCATTAAGAATAACAGTTACGTTCTTATTAAGAAGAATTGCTTTGGTTATCATCATTTCAGTTAATGCTGTGAATGCGACTCCAAGTTTTTGTTGTAGCTCTTTGTTTTTTAATTTAAATTCTTCATCATTTAGTGCTTTTTCACGGTCATCATGGGCCTGCTGAACTTCATTCCAAAACTGATCTTCTTGTTCTTTTGTGAAATACCCATGATAGTTATTGGCCATATATGTAGGCAGCATGTGAAGTTCTATTACTTCAAATTCATTATCAGCCCATTTTTTTATACTAAGTAGTTGAGTGTAAATATATTCATACATTTCGTATTTTTTTTGCCAGAGTTGTTGGGAAATCCACAATTCAGAGGTGATTTTACTTTCTATATCTTTGATGGTTTTCGTATTTAATGATAGCTGCTCTCGCAGTATTTCATAGTTAGCGTTAGTAGCTGAAATCTTTGCTTTTTCAGTAATAAGAGAAACAATATAGCTCATTATAAGTGCTGCAATAACAACTGCGAAGCACAAACCCATAACCTCCGTTGTCGAGAAATTTGATGATTGTAATGCTTTGATAAGTTCAAAAAGTTGCTTTTCTGTAAGCACGGACCTTTCCCCAAAACTAAAAATCAGTCTCTTTATATCAATAGGTTACACTGAGCAGGATATTGTGCAAAACAAAAAGCAAAAAAAATTTTTATTCAATTAAATCAAGATAATAAATGGTTATTGATGATATACTGCTGCGCCACATGCAGTGGTTCGAAGCCGCAGACCTGATTGTCAAAGGCATGGAAGGCGCTATCGCCGCCAAGACCGTGACCTATGACTTCGAACGTCTGATGGAAGGCGCTAAGCTGCTGAAATGTTCAGAGTTTGGCGACGCGATTATCGCGAACATGTAATCTGGCCCCCAGATTATGTCAGAACGGGAACCTGGTGGTTCCCGTTTTTATTATTAGTTTTCGAACGGTTATCAAAATTTTATCAAAACAAGTTATCAAAACCCCTCCCGAAAAACCTCATAAGGCCACCGTTGTTCACCCCTTCCCTCGATCATCATGGTACCTATCCGTTTGTTGTTGAGTTTTATGTCCAAGTAAATCTTTCGTGTTTATACCCTGGGCTTTATATAACCGCTCGGAAAGCGATCTTTGTTCATGGAAAGTTGCCGGTGTACCTTGTCCCCAGTCAATATCTGCACTGTCTCTTGCCTTGCTGAAATTCATGGTCAGTGTTCTGGGTTTCACCTGTGCTCCTCGCTCAGCCTGTGAGGTGGTTCTAAAGAAATGAACCAAATAAAGGCTTACTGCATAATCCCGGCAACGACTGATTACATCTCGGAGGCTCCAGTTGATTGCGTTGCAACGCAGAGCTAATGGTATAGCGATTTTGCTTCCGGTTTTCTCTTGCTCAACGTGTAGATGATCGTCCCAGATGTCCGAGAATTTCATACGGGATATATCACCTAGTCGCTGGCGGATATTGACGCCAGCGGGAAAATGCCGGGCAACCTCATTGTCAACGGCAGTTTTGAGCGCGGCGCGGCGGGCTTTACCGGCTGGAGCAGTACCGCGACGGTGGCCGATTTACAGGTTCCGCATTCGGGTAACAAGGCGCTGAAAATGTCCGCCGGCCAGTCGAACCTGGTCGGGCAGGAAATCAGTATCACGCAGGGTCGTACCTACCGCATGGGGGTATGGGCGAAGCAGGACCCGGGAACCACGATTAAAGATGCGGGTAACACGAAGTTTCGTGTGGCCGACAGCACTGGCCTGCTGGTCGGCTCAAACTACGGACCGTTTAGTTCTGGCTGGCAACTGGTAACGTTTGACTGGAAAGCCACGAAGACCACGACGGCCAGTTTCCAGCTGACGACCTTCCTCAGCGCGGGGGCAATGTATTTCGATGATTTCCATGTCCTCGATGTTATGGATGAAAAGGATATCGCAGCTAATGCCGGGGCCATTTCTCAGATGAATACCCGCGTCACCGCTGCTGAAGGGGCTATCACCACCCAGGCGCAGCAGCTGACGAAACTCAGCGGCGATCTGGCCGTCACGAATGCGGCGGTCAGTAAGAAGGCCGAGCAAAGCGCTGTCACCGGGTTGACCACCCGGATGACGTCTGCCGAGGGTAAACTGGATTCGCAGTCGCAGCAGCTCACCAGTCTGCAGAACAGCCTGACCACGATGAATACTGAGCTGGGTAAAAAGGCTGACACGTCCGCGGTGAGTTCACTGACCGGTCGCGTAAGCCAGGTGGAAAACACCATCACCAGCCAGTCGCAGAGCATCACGTCGCTGACCAGCACCATCAATACCATCCGCACTCAGGGAGCTAATCCGTGGGTTGACGGTACGTTTGAAAGCTACAGCGATGGCCAGGTGCTGGGCGGGAACGGCACAGCCGTTGTGGTGGCGTCTCAGAAATTCACCGGCAATAAGAGCCTGCAGGTGAGTCGAGGAGCGAACAATAACGGCAACAGCGATAAACAGCTTGGGAGCTGGCAGTCAGTCCGTGAGGATGCGAAATTCCGGTTTGAGTTCTGGGCTATGATGCCGGCGGATCAGGCGCCCTCCTCCGGGTGGACAACGCTGGTCGGCATTAACTCACTGAATGCTGCCGGTCAAAACTCCTGGCAGTCGGCGGTCACTGTCAGCGAAGCCGCTCTTGGTGCGCGTGATAAGTGGGTGAAATTTACGGGTATTGCCAGTAACAACGGGGGTGGGAGAACACGCGCAGTGGTCTGGATCTCTACCCGTGGCGCCTCCGGCAGCGGCACCCCCGGTTATTCGCTGTATATCGACGATCTGGTTATCACGGATGTTACCGATGCGAAAGCTGCACAGGATGCCTCTGACGCGACGGCGAGTGCCGTGAGCGGTCTGACGGCTCGCGTAACGGATGCTGAAGGGAAAATCACCGCCCAGGCGCAGCAGCAGACGGCACTGGCCACGAAAGTGGATAATGCCAACTCCCGCGTCGATAACATGGCGAAGACGCTAAGCGACAGCCAGAGCACACAGGCCAGCCTGAATACCTCGCTTCAGTCGCAGATTGACGCGCAGGTGGCCGCCAACATCAAAAACCAGACGACGCTGGACAACACGATTAAATCGGTGGCCAGTATCACCAGTACCCAGCAGACGCATGCAACGGCACTGGAGGCGCTGGCAACGCAGCAGACGACCCTGACATCCAGTGTCGGGGATCTCAGCGCTTCCGTTCAGAACACCGCCAAAACCGTGGCGGATGTGAATGGTACGGTGAGTTCGCTGTGGTCGATGAAGGTTGAGACGGTTAACGGGAAGAATGTTGGCGCGGGGATTACGCTGGGCAGCAATGGTGAAACGAGCGACATGATCCTCTACGCTGACCGCTTCTCGCTGTTTAACCGTACTAATGCGACGGCTGTTCCGGTGATGGTTGCCGAAGGCAATGAGCTGTATATCGATACGGCACGTATCAAAAACAGTTCCCTGACCTCTGCCAAAATCGCGGACGGTTCCATTACGAACGCGAAGATCGGCAACGAGATCCGCTCGAATAACTTTGTTGACGGGTCGCAAGGCTGGCGTATCGCCAAGGATGGCTCTTCGCAGTTCAATAACGTGATCGTTCGTGGCAGGGTCGAAGCGAATAGCGGCGTGTTCCGTGGCACTGTCCAGGCGGATGCGTTCATCGGTGACATTGCGGTGGCAAAAGGTTACGACAGCCTGACCTTCCGCCGCAACCAGACGGTACAGCGGAACGGTGCGTATCAGAACAGGGGGTATAGCATGACAGTGGTTCTGGCCTGCACCCTGGTGTGCCAGACCTATGGGACGGGCAGTGGCCTGGGGTATACCTCTGATATTACGTTCAACATTGGTGGGCAGGAGGTAATCCGCCGTATCTTCGTCGATGCCGGTAATATCACAGCTGGCACCACGGCCTTTGAATTGCGGTTTGCCGCGCGCCTGGATGCTGACTACAACAATGTCGGCTTCTTTATCAAGGCTACAGGTCGAAATGCCGCGATTGATTACACCTGCACAGTCGAGAACATCACCGCAACCGCCTTCCGAACGGACAGCAGTTCATTTAGCTAACAAAGGCCCCGCTAGGGGCCTTTTCTTTTTCCAGGGAAAACCATCCAGGAGGAACTTTATTATGGCTATGTATGAAGTCGGCACCGTCACGGGTGCAGCGTCGCAGGCACGGGTGACAGGTGCGACAACAAAATGGTCACAGGAGGCGCTGGGGATACTGCCCGGGTCGATTCTGGTGGTCTACCGCAGCGGTAGTGCTGACCTGTATGCGATCAAATCTGTGGACAGCGACACGCAACTGACGCTGACCAGGAATATCACCACCGCATTTTCCGGTGCCAGTTACGGCATTATTACCGCTGAAACCGCCAGCACCTCGTCGTTTGCTAACCAGCTGGCCAGCGCGTTTGCATTCTGGCGTAGTGTAGTGGAGGGCTGGTCGATGGCCCTGACCGGCAGCGGCAATATCACCCTGACTGACCCGATCACCGGAAAGCAGGTGACCGTACCGGCGATAGCCGGGATGGCGAAGGCATCGGATCTTAACGCACTGGCAAAACTCACTGGAGGAAACGACCTCGACGGCTCGCAGGTTATAACCAGCGATAATGCCGGTTTTATTCTTGGCAGGAACAACGATATTGGACTGGTCAAAAAATCAGGCACCTACGGGAAGCTGATGGTGGGCAGCGGAACGCGCTTCAGCGTGGTGAAAGGAAATAAGGCGACCATCAGCCCTGAAGATACCCAGACTGAGATTATGGGGGTCGATAGCGCCGGCAATCTGGCTGTTCCGGGCAACATCAGCGCGGGGAAATATTTTGCGCAGGCCATTGAGCTATCGATGAGTACGCCATACATCGACTTTCATTTCAACGATAGTACCGCCGATTACACAACACGGCTTATCGAGAACGTAGCAGGTGAGCTGACTCTCGAAGGGGCCTTTATGTGTAAAAAGCATCTATACGCCTGGGGAGCACTCATGGCGAGAAGCGTTGCCCCGAGCAATCCAGCGAATGGACAACTGATCACCGGCGCACCGTTCCAGTCGATGATTCAAGGGCGTGGCGGCTTTGGCGATGCCCGTGGTGCGGTAGCAAACTATTATGTTGAGGAGTCTGTGGGTTCGGAGCACAGGGCGGTTGTCTATCTCGATGGTTATGGCCGAACTGATGCATGGATCTTCCGTGCTGGCGGCACCATTTCCACTGGCAAAGGGGACGTCCTGACCACCGGCTCAGACGTGCGGCTTAAAGAGGATTTTACGGAATCTCGGGAAGGTGCCTCCAGGCGCATTAACGCGCTGGGGGTATGCGAGTTCAACATGAAGGGTGAAACGCGCCGGAGGCGTGGTTTTATCGCTCAGCAGGCTGAAAAAGCTGATGATCTGTAAACTTTCCTCGGCATCGAGCAGGAGATTGATGGCGAAAAATTCAGAGTGATGAATGTGGATTACACGGCAATAATCGCCGATTTGGTGACCGTGGTACAGGATTTGCTTAGGCGAGTTGACGCCCTAGAAAGTTGAGGAGCATAAAAAATCCCCCGGAGGCACTTGCCGGGGGCAACTGTAACGACATTAATTGCTGTGTACATCACAGAATAATTTGGAGTAAACGATAAGTAAGTTCAAGTAAATTTTTACTGGTCAGATGTTGTGTCGTTGTTTAATAATCTACCAAAATTAATAATGCAATAGTGATAAATCCTGTTGGGTTTTCATGTTTAAGGATATAACCCTAAAGTATTGCCTTTCATTAGATTTAAAACGTACAGATAGATTCAAGAAAATGGATGCAAAATGTTATTATTGATACGTTTATCAATAATTGAAGTGCAATCTTGTAATTTTCACATCCATGTTATAACTTTGTAATGCAGGGCGGTTTTATCTTGTAATTTAGTGGTTTAAAGTGATAGCGGCTCTTAGTGATTTATAATAGGCTTTCTATGTTAACAAAATTCCCAGATGAAAAATACATATCTGACAGAAATTCATCGTTTATTAAAAGAGTATATTTCTTACGTCAGATAGGTGTCGTTCTTTGCTTTCTTCCTATATATTCAGTCCTCCAGGAACAGTCACATCAAAAAATAACGATAGCCCTGTTAATTTTGAATGCACTCATCTGGCCATCGGTTGCTTATCTGGCAAGCATGATGTCGAAGGATATGCTGAGTACTGAAAAAAAGAATATGGTACTCGATTCATTCTGGGCTGGTATCTGGATAGCCGTAATGCAAGCTAGCCCAATTCCATCATTATTCATAATCTCCGTTCAAATAGCTGATCGCTATGCTGCTGGTGGATGGAAAATTTTAAAACCAGCATTAACGTGGATGATGATTAGTTTCGTGATAGTTTGGTTAGCAAATGATTTCAGATATACTATAGAATTCAGCACCCGAACGGTATTGCTTTCTTTACCGTTGGCAACCTGTTATCCCATAGTGTTGAGTGTTGTTTCAAGGCACTTATCTATAAAGTTGAGGAAAAGAAGGGAGTTACTGGAAAAACAGGCGCTGATGGATCCTGGCTTAGATCTGCCAAATCGCCGATTTTTTGAGCAAAAAATGGAAAGTGCTTTTCGTGCGACGCGTAAAAAGAGAATTCATTCTTATCTTATGCTCATTGATGTTGATAATTTTAAAAAAATTAATGATACATATGGTCATGAAGTAGGTGATGCGGTGTTATCTCGTATATCAACAATATTACGAGAGTGCGCTGGCGAGAAGGATGTGCCAGCAAGATTTGGTGGCGATGAGTTGGCTATTATTGTTAACAACAGTAATAGCAAGCTTGTTATAGCCATGGTTGATATAATTCAGGAAAAAATTAAAGATCTTTCATTGCCTTCTCATAAAGATATGTACTGTACTGTCAGTATCGGTATTTCTTGTGCAGAAAATAAAGAATCAATTATCGAGTGGATCAAAGAGGCTGATCAAATGCTATATGAAGTTAAACGTAATGGGAAGAATGGATATTGCATGCCGAATAATTGAAGATGAAATGATTTATTTTCTTATGATGTTATACCTATAAATGTTTAAGATGGTTTATTATCGGCATTATCATCGCAGATAAATTTCTTCGGAACCTCAGACACCTTCTTAACTAACGTTTGATATCTGGCACTAAATTATTAGTATTTAATAACACATTGATTTTATTGTGATTTATAATGAAATTATGTTTCTATTTTTACCTTTCACTTCATTTGATTTGAATTACCGATCAATTTGTGGTGTGTGATAGGTTTCGCCTATTGTTCGATCATGATCGATCATTTTAAACTATTTCTCTTTCATTTATGATTATGACACGATTAGGAATATTCTTAGTTCCGGTGTTTTTTTATGTTAAAGAACAGTGTGGAAATAGAATCCTGCAGGTTTGTTTTAGAACCATCTTACAAAAAAGATGGTTCTATTCATTCTTGGGAAATTCTCACGAAAAGTGTTAAAAAAAAGAACGCTAATGATTATCATGCTAATGAAGGTCTTTTTTGCTTCAGTTCGCTAAGCGATAAAGAAAAAATCGATGTGTTTAAGAGACAGATATTGACAATTGAAAAGCTTGATGCATCAAAATTGAAGTTCAAGCCAGTTTCGTTGAATGTTGACAGTCTTATTAGCGATTGTATTTTGAACGATAAATATATTGGTGATTACTTAAAAAACCAAAAAAACATTGCTTTTGAGATTAACGAGTATTTTCATGAATTCAATACTAAATGCTGTATGGTTGACTTAAAGTGTCTTTCAAAATTGTGTCCAGTATGGCTGGATGATTTTGGAAGGGGCTTAACAAGTTTAACAATTATTGATATGTTTAATTTTGAATGTATAAAAATTGATAAAGATTATTTCTGGGAAATACAGAGTGAGAGCGAATTCTTTAAAAGAATAAATAAAATAAAATCATACTGCAATTTCGTGATTGTTGAGGGAGTTGAGACAATAGAACAAAAAAATAAAGTACATTCTGTTGTTGATTGCGCTTGCCAGGGAAGGTTGTGGATGAGTGATTACTATTATGTTGAGATTTAA